TCACATGCTAACTTCAACTGGGCTTTTAACGCCCTCAATGTCTGTACGTCAGTGTACGCTCTAAAACGGAACCCTACGTCGGGCATTAAGAGAAATTTTTACAAAAAAGTATTTAAACTTTCTGTAAGGGGGCTATCCATCCCCGCCCTGAAGGGTGAGGTTTTTCGCCCCCTTAACCCCCAATTTGTATAACAGAACCGATTGTAACTGGAGAAGAAATAGCAAATACTTTTGGTGTGAGCGGGAACATATTGAAGCATTTGAAGGAGAGAGCATATACTCTACAACTGCTAGGATATGATAAAGACGAGATAATGAAGATGTTGAAGGGTGATAATAAATTATACGAGTATAAGAAGCTGTTAGAAAATTAAAGAGCATGGCATGAGCTACCCGTCCGTAAGGACGGGAAATAAGGTCAAATTTCGCTTCTTAGAACTCTCACAAAAGGCTTTAGTTGTATTGCACCGTATTCCTCCATTTTTTTAAGTAGCTTGTAACTGTCAATTGCCTCTAGCCCAGTTAATATTCTTACTGCGTTTATTAGCTCTGTCCAGTCAATGTCCACTATTCCAGTCCTTGGGTCTGCTATACTGTTTAGTGTCCGCAATACTCTATTAGCAAAGTTCCTCTCATTTTCTGTCATAGTTGCGATGTAATACCTTTTAATTGGAGTTTCCATATGTTAAGCTTTAATTTTGTGATTTAAAAATATTTCTTCATTTTCATTAAATTTTAGGGCGTATTATTTGAAATCACAACTGTGTTTTCAGGAAGTTTGTTTAACTTTCTGGGGATTAAGAGGGCGTAAATCCCCGTCCTTTATGACGTGAGGAAGTCAGTAGGTTTATAGCTTTCTCGTACTTCTTATTATGTATAACATAAAAGAGCAGAAGTGTAATAATTATGCCTACAGCAATTTTTGATAAAACCGTAGGTGTGTCTACGAGAAATATCAAAAGGTCTACAACAGATACGACAAACACCGTAAAACCCATCATTAGAATGATATAGATATCCAGGTGTTTTTCTAAGAACTGCCTGGTATCGTTTCTTATAAAAAATAAGATGGGCAATTTGTATAAAGATCCGTACTTACCTAGGAAATAGTGCATGATCACGACATCAATAAGTAAAAGACCAGGCGATAACACCTTGAAGAGTAGCAAGGAGCTAAGTGAGAATAACACAAAAAACTCGGTGGACAAAACCATGCCAATCAATGGTAAAGATATAACTAGAAATAATAAAGCGAGGCGTGGCACACAAATAATCGTTAGTTTAAATAAAGATTTTAATAAAATTATTTCAAGTTTTAATATCTCGTTACGTGTTTTCCAATAATATTTTGTTTTTAATACAGTATATAGGCTATACTCTAATAATGCAAGCAGGACTACTAAAAGTGCTATAAATGTTATTATTTTGGTTTCTATAAATGTGTCCATTTTCGCTCTAAGCGTACTTTTTGTTAAACTATTATTTAAATTGATGACTAAGGGGGCGTAAAGCCTTGCAGTTTTCGATAAACCGTGAAGTTTAAATACTTTAAGTTTGGTAGAGATAAGTATGGACGTAGGGATATTATTCTTAATAGTGGAAGTGTCTGCTATATTTGAAATAATCCTTGGAGCTTTGATCTATATTGCAACTAGAGAAGATGCAGGTTTATTTGCGATTTTTGCAGGAGTTTTAGAGTTAATAGGAATATTTCTAATATCTGCGTTAATTGTTAAATAAAAAAATGTTCTGCTTTTTGGGGAAAAACGAATTAACTTTAGACCTTCATGGCGAAACGCCTGTCGACGAATTCTTTCACGGCTAATCTGTATACGTCGCTGATAGCTATATGGTTCTTTTCCGCTAACTCCTTCATCTGCTCATGCCATTCGCGTGGGACGTAGACCGATATCTTAACTCCGTCCGTGATCTTGTTCATTTTTCTTTTCACCATGTTTAATCCCGCCTCACGTCATTTTAAATACATGCCGTCGGATTCCCGACGATATCGTCGGGATTCCCGACGACAAAGAACGTATTTTTAACGTTTTGCATTTTTCTCATCCTTCGCGTCAATTATTGATGAGACGTTAATTTTACGACTTCTCAGCTTTTTAAGCAGTTCGTTCCTAAGTTGTTCGTCGTCAAGTATGATATCGATAATCCGTATAGAGCAAAGCTAAGGAGCTAGACTTCAAAGAAGAGAATGGGAAAATAACAATATTAAGTTTTAAACAAACAAGAGAGAGTGGATCCAAATGATGTTAGTCCTAGATTTGGACGGTACGCTTTTCGATACAATCGGCAGGTGGAACGAATGCAAGAAGTTGTCCAACAAAAACAATCGCCTGTTTTGGGTACCCGACCGTGTGTTTTGGGAATGTTATCAATCACCGAGGTTCATGAACCTGGACAAGCCTAAGTGGGAAGTTATCAAGTTTGTCAAACAGTTAATTGAGGAGAAAGAACCAGAAGTGATCGCCGTAGTCAGCGGACGTTCGGAAAAACAACGCGAAGCCACTCTCAAACAGCTGTCAGAGATAGGGATAGAGCCGAACGAAGTCGTGCTGAGGGCTGAGAAGGACTTCAGGAAAGACCATGAGTTTAAGAGAGACGCCATAAGGAGGCTCAGGGAAAAATATGACCAAGATAAGGTAATAATGATAGATGATAGTGACGCAGTGTTAGAATATTTGGGAAAAGAAGGGGAGATAGAAGTAATAGATGCAAAAACGATAACAGGAGAGAGAAAGGAGAATATTAATACCTTGTAGAGAAAAAAATTAAGAAGAAGAGAGTTGTTTCTCTTTAGCCGTTTGCCTCTACACTTTCATTATTTTTTCTACAAGACTGAAAGCGTTCTGGTATTCTTCGTTTGCCAGAACCTCAACGAGCAGAAATACAACAATCATGCCTGCAATCTCTTTTGACAAAATCAACGGTGCAACCACGAGCGTTTCAAAAAGGGCAACAATTGTCGCAACGTACATCGTAAAACCTGTCATCAGCATTGGGTATATATCTATGTGTTTCTTTAAGAACCGTCTGATATCGTCTCTAACGAAATACATAAGTGACAATTTGTAGACTGCTCCGTACTTATCCAAGAAATAGTGCATAAGTATAACACTAGCAAGTAAAGACAATAAAGACAAGAAAGAGATGATCGTGGTTTCAGTACCAACTGGTAAAGGACACCGCACATTGCCGAGTGGCGAGTCTTCAAGGATTACCACAGATACCACAGATAACTCGGTAGATACACCTATGCCAATTAATGGTAAAGTCATTATTAGAAATAATAAAACGAAGTGTGACGTATCAATAATTGTTGATTTTAATATAGTCATTTCAAATCTTAATATCTCACGCCATGAAATTCTATATCCACGTTTTTTTACTTTAGTATATACAACATATTGAAATAATCCAATTGCAACTACTGCCAAAAAAGGTAGTGCCATTATTTCGGTACTTGTAGGGGGGTGCGGGTTAAGTGTGTTAAGTGGATTCATAAATTATTTTTAGTTATCCGTTGTTTTTATTATTTTTAGTTATCTGCCAGCTTTTCTCTTTCGGCCCAAAGCGAAACTTAATGAAGATTTATAAGTTCGATTTTGGATGTGAATACGTGTGAAAGCAAAATGGAAAATAAGAGAGAGTTAAGTCAAAATAAAGGGAATAAAATCCAATTTTTTTGGGAGCTACTTGGTCTAAAGGAGGATAAGCTAAATGATCTCGAACCCCATCATCGTTTTGAGAATCTCTATACCCATCTTACTCGTATTGCTGAGAATTTGAAAGGAGACTGCATAAGGAAAAGATTCGTCTACCAGATGTTAAAATCTGTAATGTCTTCCTTATGCTATATAGCTCCTCTCCCAATTATAATATATTCTTCAAATACAAAATTTTATGAATTCGGAGTAATAAGAAGAAATGAAATACCAGTAGCCGTAATTTTAGAATATGATGCCGAAGATAATAAGGCTAGACCTGCTTCTATATACGAGATAAATGAATGCAAAGAACCTATAGATCCTGACAATGTTGAAAACGTGATGATGGGGACTGGGTTTGATTATGCTGACGTGCTAAATTTAGAGATCCCTGGAGTGTACAAGAAAATCAGAATTGAGTTTAATGATGATAATAAAATAGAAATAAGGAAAATTGAAGAGGGACATGAGGTGACAAAAAATGAGTAAAAATAAAGAATATGATATATACAGAATCACACTCGACGAGTACACAACATACGATATATGTGTACCCAAAGACCAGTTAGAAGAATTTGAAAAATGGAAAGAGTCCAAAGACGTTATTGTTTCTGAGCGGGTTGGCGAGACTGACGATGATGCCATGTGTTGTACTGTATTCGATCACGGTTATGAGTTTCCTGACGGGTGTGATGACCCGTTATATCTAGAAGAAGAGGAATGAGGTAGCAAATCAATGAGGAGGTCATACCCCAAAACGGCTGATACTCAGTATCTTGAAATACTAGACTGTTTGGACGAAGCTAAAGTTAATCTTGAAAATGCAAAAGATTCTATCAGAGATAGAATTAAGAGACTCAGTAAGATCAGGGAATATTTAGGTAATGAATTGATAACAGATGAATTTGAAAAACTGGATGTTATCAAACATAGATTGGAAGGTCTCAAAGAAATGATAGAAGAAATGGAAAAGATTATCCGAGACCTCCAAGACCAGTAGGTGACCCACATGAAATATTTATGGCAAATTGTTAGAAAATTACAGGAAAAAGATGAATTAAATGAGGAAGAATGGAAAGACTTAATTGACTATTTAAATGCCTTGAAAGAGGGATTACAGAAGCTGAGAATTATACTATATAACGGTTATGTGGGGTACATCGGCGATTTTGACGTAATATTCAAGGATCCTTGGTATCTTTCTGTAGTACGTTTAAAATGTCTAGAGACAGAGGGAGGATGCGGATCTCTTTATCTAGACGACTTCTTATGGAGAATATTCACAGATCAAATAGAAGTAAAGCCTTTCATAAGCGAGGTGACCCATCCATGATTTTCAATTCATCTGTGGTGCAAAAATACATTTTGAATGGTGCTAAAGTAGTCGCGACAATCAGGAAGTCTGGATATTACAGGTTAGGTCAGAGGGTCGTAATGAAAGTTGGAGATAGGAGATTTTATGGTAAGGTTATTGCAATAGCCCCTGTCACACCTTTTTCACTAAGTGAGTATGCAGATTATAGCGGATTTCAAAGTGTTGAAGAGTGGATGTATGAAGCCGAAAAGCTTCATAAAGACAGAATAGACCCCAACAAATTCGAAATAGTTATTATTGAGGTGGTTCACAAATGAAGGTCGCAGTATGGGTTTCAAAGGAGAAAATGTTACCAGTTCAGGAGAAGTTATTGAAAGATGCTGGATATTACATTAGTATATATAATAAAGGAATATACAATGTTGAGGACTTTCTTTCTGAGATAAAGAACTTAAATCATGAAATATATGAAAGAGTCCTGTTAATTCCAGTAGTCCCAGAAAGCGTGAAGATGAAACTTCTAGAGGAGATTAGAAACCGTAACCTAAAATTTGAGGTAGTGGAACCAATAATGAAGGAAATAGGAAGATACGATAACGAGGTACTGTGCAAAATGTTGCTGTCACAAAACCTAGACAGTAGAGTTATAGTGAAACTTAAGGACGGTACGTGCAAAGTCTACGAATTTATGCAGTTCAAACGTCTGGTTGAGTACGTTAAGCGTTATGATGAGGGGTGGTCGCTGTAGACCTCGTGGTGACCCATCCATGATTCTTGGAGATAGAGATTTAAAATATTACCTAGAAAAGGGTTGGATAGTAATTTCTCCTCTTACTCAAGATACTATAAGAGAGAACGGGGTCGATTTAAGAGTGGGCGGAGAGATAGCCCGCTTTAAGAAGACTGACGAAATATATGAAGATGGAAAAGATCCGCGTTCATTTTACGAGATAGAGAAAGGCGATGAATTCATCATTTACCCTAACGAACACGTACTGCTAGTTACTGAGGAATACGTTAAACTGCCGAACGACGTAATGGCTTTTGTCAACTTGAGGTCATCTTTTGCCAGGCTAGGTCTTTTTGTACCACCTACAATAGTAGATGCAGGCTTTGAAGGTCAGCTCACAATAGAAGTACTAGGTTCAGCCTTTCCAGTAAAGATAAAGAGGGGGACTAGATTCCTTCACCTTATTTTCGCCAGGACATTAACACCAGTTGAGAACCCCTACCATGGCAAATACCAAGGACAACAAGGCGTAACTCTGACGAGGTGATGGTGAAAGTGGAAGAAGATTGGGAAGAGATAGAAAAAATAGAGGAAGAAGTCGACGAGATATGCAGGAAAGCAAGTCATGAAAATTGTCCTTCGGAAATATGTGGTGATATATGCGAAATTTATGAAGAAGAACAAGAAATGGAGGATTTGGAAGAGGACATGGAGGATCTCTATGAGGATGAGTGAAAATGGACAAGGATGAGCTTAAGCAAATTATTCAGAACCTTCCAGATAACTCACCTAAGCTCTTAGAGTACCTTAAAGAAGCGAGAGAAAAAGGATGGACTGACGTTGTAGACCTTATTGCAGTAAAACTAGGGCTAAAGGAGGAGAAGAAGAAAGGAAAGAGAGAGGAGACCGAGGTACTTAAGAAGATCCTAAAGCCCTTGGGGAAAAAGAAGATAGAGCATACCTGGGACTATTCGGTTGACTTTCTCGAAGCTAAGAAGGTACTCATGTCTGCATACAAACAACTGTTTGATATGAATCTCATGCCCTATGAGGTCTACGTCGCGATACTTTTCATACAACTAGCCAACGGGGCTAGGATAGGTGAGGCAATCAAGGCATTCAAGACTTTCGTAGAGTCTGGGCAAAGGGAGTTCCAACTAAAAGCAGAAAAGCACGGTAATACGAGATTCTTCATTATTCCCGACGTCATCAGGAACAGACTAGCCTACAAATCGATACTGACAATTGCTGATGATAAACTAGAAGCGAGGATAAGGATGTTCGCACTCAAGTACTTGAAGTGTAACACACATTCGCTACGATATGCACTGGTCTCCTTCTTGGCAAAAAATGGCACAGACCCAGCAATTATTGCGAAGATAACGGGTCATAAAGATCTCAAAAGAATTGTACAATATACTCAGGAAAAAGACGCCGTCGAAATATTAAGAAAGCTTTCTGGCTAATCAACTAACCTTGTGAAGATGTATTATTTTTCTTTCTTTATCAAAAGTTATTATGTAAAATCCCTTTTCAATTACCGCTGTTATTATTACGCTGTCCTTTTTCCTTCCTAACTTAGCTTTATATACGGGTTTTGAGAACGATATTGCGTATCCATAATCAGTTTTCATTATATTATAATATGTATAATTTGTTATTTCATCATCTACTACAAAGCTTAAGCCAACACGCTTTCCTTTCGTTATTCTAATTGCTATTTCGCACTCATCAGCTTTACATTCGTAATGCCTAAAGATCTGTTGCTCTTCTTTCTCTACCATCATTAAACACCACCATCACGTCGTCACCTAGAGGTATTATTCTCTTTATATCTGCTACGTTTCTCCTCACGTACTTATAATAACCCCCACTAGTTTTTATTTTAAAAACTACCTGGTCACCGTCTGCTAATACGGTGACCTTTTCAGTTATTAATAACGTTTCCATGAGTTTTATTCCTGCATTTTTGCTTAAAAATAGAACGCTTGAAAGAACGAATGTTTACTGTTCGATTATCACAGCTGTGTTTGCAGAAACAAGTTTAAATGTGGCTGTTCTATTTTTCTATATGGGTAAGCTAAACTCTCTAAAGGATCTCCTAAGGGATTTAAGGGATCTCACATTAGCTTCGTTTTATATCTTATTTTTAACGTCTTTGCTTTTAGTGAACACAAGCAGTTTTGCTTTTAAACACGTATATATTAAACGCCTTAAGAGATGCAATGGTGATTATAATTGCATACAAAAAGCATTTGAGTGGTGTTCAAGTGAAAGTGAGTGGAAAGCCAACCCTACCCGTGTTTATAACGATATTTGTTTGCATTATTACAAAAAATTGCAAATAAAGTGGACTAAGTGACGGAACCCTCGACCTTCAGGACGAGGAGGAAGTCAGCTACAAAATCTTTTTAAGTATACAATACGTCCAACCCATATGAGTGAAGCAGTAACAAACACGGTGCTTAATAACATCAACACCGTAGACAATCTGCTTAATGATTATCAATCAATACCTAACCCCCCGTCTCCACCTCCTTCGATTCCTCAGGGTGAAGTAGATAGAATATTAGCACAGTATTACGGCTCTCTATATAAATACTATTATAAGTACGAGCCAGTAGCCTCTAGTGATATTAAACTTCTGAAGAAAGTAGTAAGTATTCTAAAAAATACCATAAAATTAGCAGAGAATTTAAAAAACGATAACTTAGTGCAGACATTAAACCAATACTTGTCTAATTATGAAAATGCGTTATCAGGACTAAGGTCTTTTGTAAAAGTTAATCCTTTAGTATTTCAACTGTTATCTACCGCTTACTCTAACCTTGCTCAAATCCAAAATTTCCCACAATTACCACAACTCCCATCAAACCCCTCTCTCACAACCTTAGTGCAATACTATTCAGAATTAGCATCGTATTATCAACAAGTAAAAGAGATTGCTAAAGAGAATATACAGAAGATTAACAATGCAATAGCGAATTTTCAACAGGCTGGGGCAAATATAAGTAAGCTTACATCTGTACTCTCTCAATATAAAGAAATTTATAAAGAAGCACCAGAGTTCTCTCAGTTCTATTCTGCCCTTTCTGAAGTTTATAATTTTCTTGCTCAGTATGTAAATATTCCGAAAGCCCCTAAGCCACCCGAAATAGAAAAATCGCAGGCTATTCCGTTGCACAATAATCCTTGTTTCGAAGAACTAGCACAGTATTATGCAGAGTTATCGAGTTGGTTTAGTGAGAATGAGAACAATATAAAGAACAACATTTCAGTATTATCGAATGCAATATCTACACTTAAGTCAGCTATCTCAATCGGTCAATCTCTAGGTGTGGACGTATCTTCATTACAGCAGTCATTAGAATGCTATTGTAATGCGTTAAAACAATTAGAAAGCCTCAATAATCCAAATTATGCACAGTTCTATTCTGCATTATCCAACGCATACTCATGCTTAGCTAAGTTTATCAACCTACCAGATATGCCAACTCCACCTGATAACCCAACTGCACAGCAAGTGGCACAATACTATGCAGAGTTGTCTAGTTGGTTTAGTGATAACGAGAAGAACATAAAGAATAATATTTCAGTATTATCTAACGCAATATCCACACTTAAGTCAGCTATCTCAATCGGTCAATCTCTAGGTGTGGACGTATCTTCATTACAGCAGTCATTAGAATGCTATTGTAATATTGTGGAGAGCCTAGAGAAGCTCGTATCTAAAGATTATGCAAAAATATATGGCAAGTTGTCCAAGGCATACGACGCAGTAGCACAAGCAGAAGATTGCATGCAGAGCGGAAACTATCAGAGGGCATACGATATCCTTACGTCTGCGTTGCAATCGTTGTTTGAAATAGAAACTGGAAACATAGGTAAGCATGTCGGAAGAGCAGAAATGGAAACTGCACAGACCAATCCTTCATCCTATACACCCCCGCCAATTCCTCCTGACGTTAATGAATGTTGTGAATGTGCAATAAAACTGATGTGGAACATGGCAGGTGCGTCTTATCATATCGCAGTTGCGAATAATGCTATGCAAGGTCTTAACGTTGGTCAGATAAACTCTCTTGCAGAGGCAAGCTCTTACTTCACTTCTCTTAAGAAAGCCCTAGCTTATGTAATACCGCAACTATCTACTGCTAACCAGTACCTTCAGGCACTCAATTCCCAACCTATTGACATAGGAGATTATAATGACGCTTATCAGATAGCGTCAATATTAGCGGACGGGTATACGACACTTAATAATGTAGTTAATGAGCTTAACAGCACAGTTTCTCAAAGTGATCCTAATGAAGCAATAAAAACTATAGAACAGCTTAAAGAACAAGTAGCTAAGTATACGAATGTAACATATGAAACATCTGGAACTGTTTCACAACAAGTAGCCCAAGCAGTACCTTCACTTACGCAAACCGCACAATGTGTCTGCACAACTCTAAATGCACTCCAAGAAATAGAGCAATTAGAAGCCGAAGCACAAGATATGCTTAATAATCTACCGCAACCACCACAATCAAACTCTACTTATGCAAATACTGCAAATTATTATCAATCAATATCTACTATCTTCACGAGGGTATCTTCATTATATAGTCAAGCATCAGCTATCGCTTCTCAAGTCCAGTCTTTATCTTCTGCATCCGAACAGCTTTCACAATACGCACAATATTACACTGTAGTAGGTAAGGCTTATTCGTATTTAGCACAAGCATACAACGAACTTTGCAATACTAATACCACTCAAAGCTTCGAAGGACTTGCTTCTATTTATAAAACCGCAAATGACCTTGTAAGTAAGGCTATAGATTGCTTATGTAATAATAAGATTGACAATAATCAGATAGAGCAGTGCGTACAAAAATTAGCTCACTGCCTGAGCGATTTTAATCATCACTTGTACTACCTCTACGAATTCTATTCGTATATGCATTCTCATCACAGTGAATTGAACTACATAATTAACACGTTAAATAGCTACATGCAGAACGTTCCTTTCAGTCAATCCGAAGGATATAACCTGGTAAAAAGCGGGAACCCACGCCAACAGATAATAAATAAATACCTAGAGCCAGTACAGAGTAAGCTGAATTCATTAGTATCTGGAATGAACGGGGATATACAACAAATTTTTATGCAGAACTACGGAAATAAACTGAATTGTTTAATTACAGCGTTATCTTACTACTTGACTGCAGTAGCTTATTTAGATTCAGCACAATGCTCGCACAGTTCAATTCCTACCGTGGTTTCGTACTTACAAAACGCAGAAAACTGCTTCAAAAACGCAGTTCCATACTTCAAGAACATAGGAGGGGACGTAAGCCAGTTATGTAGCGAGATTCAGAAGCTCAATAACCAAGTAAATCTGCTGAATAATTTGCAGAATAGGATGAATAATTTGCAGAATTTAATGAATCAAATAAATTCGCAATATACTACTCCACAGCCTGCAGAGTCGCTTACTTCTAATTTAATGAATCTGTCGCAGAAAGCTATGAATTGTATAAACTGCATAAAGAACATTTATGCACAGCTAGGACAGAGCGTCCCTAATTGTCTTTGTGATATGTACAATAAACTTAACAGTATATACACAAACGCAAAGAATGAGTATGAATCACTGACATATCAGAACACGAATTCGTCGAACATACTTTCAGACATTGGAAACGCAATAAGCGATACAGTAGAGAATGTAGTTGCAAACCTTGCAAGTATTGTAGGTACTGCGTTTAATGACGCAATGAACGACCTCAGCAATTTCATCACCTCACATATCCCTGGCTTACTTGGTCAGATAATAGCTGGAGTAGTAATAGGGGCGTTATTCGTAGTTGCACAACTAGTCCCAGGTCTTGATGTAGCTGTAGATATTGCAGGTGCTTTATCAATAATCGCTAGCATACAAGATCTATATCTACAAGGAGTAAGCAACCCGATCCAGATAGCAAGTGACCTCCTTCATGCACTCCTAACCCCAGAATCTATAGCTATGATAGTGACTGGTATACTAGGAGGAATAGGAATAAGTAGGGCATTAGCTAGCAGAGTATCACCGCTTACAACAAAATTAGCAACGGATATTGAGGACGTAGGTGACGACGCAGTAACTGACATAGGGGCTAAGGTTGATACGCTTATAAAATCCGTTGAAGATTCGGTAAAAGACGATATAAAGAATAACACAGTAGTTCAAGACATCAAGACAGCCTTTGATGACATTAAAGCTAAGTTCGATAATCTCACTACCGACCTCACAAAGACTGACTTTGCCAAAGACATAACAACAAAGTTCGACGAATTTGATGCTAAATTCAAATCTGTAATAGATAAAATCTCAAGCACTAAGCTCGCAGAGCCAAAGGAAGTAAAGCTAAGCACCGATGATTTACAAATAAGCCCAACAGAACTAAAGATATTGCAGTTAGAGAAGGAAATTATACCAAATAAGGAGCTGATTTCCGTAAAATCCCTCGATGTAAGCGAGATAAAGGACTTCCTAACATATGAAACTGGAGAAAAGGAGGCTACACTTATAGGTAAAATAAATGAGTCTACTGGAGAAGGAGAAGTATCTTCTAAGATTATTATAAATAATAAAGGAGAAATTGGCGTGACAACACCAGAATCCCAAGCGTTGGTTAAACCTCCTTCTATGACCTCTCCAGGAGAAATAATAACGAGGCAAGCAAACCTCATAAGAGAAACTCAGGGTGCTAAAGTCGTAACTGCAAATATCGAGAACGGCAAGGTAATTTACAGCGAGGTAGTACAGGGAATAGGCGATATGATACCAGTCCTCAAGGACGATATTGCTAAAATTGTTACGGACAAATACACAACATTACAGAATCTATATGAGGAGAAGGGAGTTGAACTACCAGACAGCGTTTCTAGGATAATATTATCTAAATTGCAGAACTTACAGAGCGAAATAAACTCACTTATATATACATCATCCGACGACCTTAACGGAGTATTAAGTACGTTAAAAGACGTTGCAGGCAAACTAGAAGGAACAAAGTTTGAGGATGAAATGAAGGATATTTTAGGTAAGATAGAAGGGAACTTTGGGCATGAGCAATTATTTACTAACTTGATTGACAGTATAGAACGTGTTAAAGGTTTACTTATCGATGCGATTAAATCGGATCCGAAATTGGCAGATTCTCTTAGCGGTGATCTGGACGACTTGGATTCATATTTATCATCTCTTAAAGACCTAAGCAAAAACTTGAACGATGTATATAAGCGTCTGGGCGACCTTGCAAATGCGATCAAAAAGCTCAGCCTTAATACGGACTTACTATCTGTTATGAAAAAACTTGACATTAACGATATAAGCGACTTGGTAAGTGACTATCTTGACGGCAAGGTTACAATAGACGATTTAATAAGCAAAGTATATGATGAAGCTTTCGATAAGCTTAAGCTCAATGCAGACAACCTACCTTCAGATTTAGGTAAAGCGTTTATGAAAGTCGTTGATGACATTAAGAACACGCCAAACAAGTTGGACGCACTACATGATATTAACGATCTCCTTACTAAATTTGAAAAGTTCAAGGATGCTGTAACAGATATGGAGAATATAGATCCCGAACTCTTCATGAAGTACCTGGAAGGAAATATAAGTCTATTTCAGTTGTTAAATGATGTAAAGATATACGGAGATGACTTAACATCCCTGAGGCAATTGATAAAGCTCGAAGGAAAAGATGCAGAGATATTAGATAACCTATATACTAAGCTAATAGAGAAAATGGAGGAGGATGGCGAAGTTCCTCTAAAGTCCAGAATAGAAAGTCTAGCTAACGATGAAGCGTTACAAAAATTCTTAGTTGAAGCGTTTAAGAGCGATAATAGTGAAGTTGTTTCTCTTCTTGAGAAATATTTAACTGGAGACCTTTCAAAGAACGAGTTAGTAGACAATTTAGGTATAAATATTAAGGAAGGAGAACTATCTGCACAGCTCAAGCTACCAAGTGCAACAGAGAACAGTATCAAAGTATATGAGAGTCTAGAAGAGGAAGTAGGGAAAATAATGGAGAAGTATTTAGACGCCCTGGAGATTTTAGACGAGAAAGACCCAAACGCCATATACCAGATATTCAATGACGCTGTAGATAGACTTGCACAGGACAACAATTTTGACGTAGAGGATTTCGTAAAAGACCAAATAATGGCACGGCTGAGGAGCTACCTTGAGGACTTTGAGGACGACTTTAGAGCTCTCCACCTCAATAGTCTAGAAGATTTCCTGAACGGTGTAAACGTTTCCCTAGACGATGTTATAAAGGACATAAAGACTTTATCAGACTTTAAAGAGGTATTTAAGGACATAGATGAAGGAAAAATAGAAGAGGCAATAGATAAATTAAAAGGAATGACGTATAACGACGTAGCTAAGGATCTATTAGAATTCTTAACTAATGCGTTGAACGAAATAAAAACAGAAAAAATAACTCAGATAGCATCTAATTTAGGCGTAGACGTAAAGAGCATAGAATCTTATGTCAATAGCACCGATGTTACAACTCTGTCTAATGTGCTCAGCGAAATCTCAATAAAGAATATACCCATCAACCTGGAGGATATAAATATAAGCACAAAGTTAGACCTCTTATTCTTCATCAGGCAAGTGCTCATCAAATTAAACAAGCTTGAAATTGAAGACAGTACCATAATCTCACAAATAACAACAATACTGCAGAAGTACGGAATTTTAACGGAGAACGTAACTAACTTAACAGTAGCCCAGTTAATTTCGTATATCGACGACTATATTTACGATTCGGATATTTCAGTCCTCGTTAACGATCAATTCAGCAATATAATTAACGATGTTAACAGTATACCTATAAGGCTTAGGAGAAAGTTCAAACTGCAGATCTATCCAATTAACGTTAATAGTAGTGTAAGCTATACCAGCCCACCATCGTCAGTATCTACAACGATACCGCAAGTCAGTACTCAGCCAACACCACAACCACCGCAAACCACCACAACGATATCCCCACCAACTCCTACCCCAACACCTCCACCTAAAAATAACAACAATAATAACAATAACAACAGCGAAAACACACCTGTGATTATAAACGCACAAAACAATACATCCACGCCAGTAAGCGGAAAACAACAAAAACAGATACTCATAATTTAACTTTCTGGGCTGAATACTCTTTCACGTTAATAGAAATCTTTTTGTTTGTTTATAACGAATTTTTGTTGATAAATAATGATCTCTCACGCCGATGTGGGAGAAGAGATGTGAGCCTTATGCCGTTGGAGTCTCATGCCCCACCTACTAAGTCCCTACACTCGATCATGAATTAATGAGTGAAATGAAAGTGTAGGGACAAACGGTAGATTTCTATTGTAGGTTTCATATTTTTCAATATCTCATAAAGTTCCTGAAGCTTCTTACAAATTTCTCTACCGTTATTGGTTAGCTTAACTATCATCTTCTTCTCTCCGCCTTTCTCTATTTTAACTAAACCTATCTTTATTAGGAAATCTAAAGGAGAACGATAAGCTGAAGAACTGATTTTTGACCTATTTATTAATTCCCTAACCGTTATTCCATCCTCTTCACATAACGCAATTAGCATTCTTTCATGAGCGGAGAAAAATTCCTCTGCATAAGTTTCGAATTTTTTACTCATGTTTCGATTATTGAAAAGTCCTCTTTTAATATTATGTCTCCTATATCGAATTGATAAAAAGAGATAAGTTTATAAGTAACAAAAATGTATCGAATATCGAGATGTCAAAAAATCTATACCCTATACATTACTTAGAAGTATTAAAGGAAATAGAGAAAGGAGAAAAGTCATTCACAGAATTAAGGGAAAGAACGAAGCTGGACAGGAACAAACTATGGAGAGCATTAACCAGGTTGCAGTTAGATGGGCTAATACAAAAAGTTGGAGAAGGAAGGAATGATAAGTACAGAATTACGGAGAAAGGAAGGGAATATTTGAAACAATTAAAGGAGCTGGTGTCTGCATAATGGCTAGGTTCATCGTTAGGACTAAATTAAACATTAATGATATTAAGGAAGTTGAGGAGTACAAATCCCTTATCCCAGAGAATAACCAATATGAGGAATTAAAGAGGGCTATAAAAGACCAGGGATTTCTATTTCCAGTTATCGTAAATAAGAACGGAGAATTATTAGACGGGTATACGAGACTCAAAATTGCTAGAGAATTAGGAATAACAGAAATCCCAGTTGAGGTCTACGAGACAAGCGGGAGAGAAGATGAACTTGATATTATTGCAAGCCTGAACTTAAAGAGGAGACACTTAACTAAAGATGAACTAGTATTACTAATTGATAAAATTCATGAAATGAAAAAGAGACTGAAAAAAGATAATATAGATGAACAAAATTTGGGGAGGGCTCCCCAAATTTTACCAGTAGATACTGATAAAATTTCAACAAAACAAGAATCTAGAGAGATAAAGGAAGAAAAGAGACTGAAAAAAGATAATATAGATGAACAAAATGCGATGACCCCTCATCGCATTTTACCAGTAGATACTGATAAAATTTCAACAAAACAAGAATCTAGAGAGATAAAGGAGGAATTGAAAAGATTAGCACCAGACGTTCAGATAAATGAAGATACCATTAGGCAGTATCTTCAAGTTAAGAAGGAAACTCCATGGTTAATTCAATATATCGGGGACGAAAAGAAAGGTAAAATAGGTATCAGAAAGGCTTACGATATTTATCGATTATTAAAAGAAAAGAACTTACTAGACCTGGACAAACGCATCCCTAAGCCAGAACTATCTAAATTAGTCACCGATAAAGACGGTAGGAAAGTCCTGGAGAGAGACGATCTACTTCAACTAATTTTGGATCATAAAATGGCAGTAAGCCAGGCTATCAACAAAATCAAGACAGAGGAGAAACTAAAGAAAGCTAAAGGTAGTAAGCCCAGGGCAAAAGATGAGGAAGAAGACGAAGGAGAGGAGGACAGAGGAGAGGAGATTGAAACTATTGACAGAGAGGATAGCGAAAGTAATGATGAATACGACTTTGTAGGAGAGTGGAAGAAGGCTATAGAGGAAGAGAAAGAAAAGCAGTTAACTGGGGAGTTTAACGAAAAAGATGAGGAAGCACCTCCAACTAGGATTGAAATTTACACTCCTAAAGCTGATTTAGATTCTCTTTATGAAGCAATGCCTTCGTTTAAGAAGTTAGTAGACGAGGGAAAGCTTACCGAGAAAGACGCCGAAAAGGTTTATGAAATATGGCGTAACATGGAGTCAATCTACAAGCAAGCTTCCCTACTATGGTATAATACAATTGATATACTGCTAAAGAGAGTAGGACTATCCGAGAAGGAGAGAGAAGAGATATTCTATGAAATGGTTAAGCCTTATTTCAGGTTATTCTCTAGGGAGGAAGTATTTCCCAAAGAGGTTTTGGAGGGGAAGTGGTGATGACTAGGGTAATTAATATCCACAACTTCAAAGGAGGAGTAGGCGTGGATAATATACCCACGCTTATGCGTGAAACATCCCCAATCTTTTTTAACTTTGATTCATATCTATGCTTAACTCCCGCCTTTACGAAAGGGGTCTCAGGTGAAAAAAGATGAACGAAAAAATAATTGTAATTTTAACCCTCAGAATGCAAAGAGACTCTACACTTGAAGTCCCTACACCTTCTACTGAGGAAATTAAGAAAGCGTTCTACACTTTCGTAAACTCTGACCTTGCAGACTACATGAAGAAGTATGCAGTCAATAACGATGTCATTACCTTTTATACAGATACCAAGAGTTATATAGAACGGTTTAATAAACTTTTTAATAGCAAGAACTTCACGATTGAAGCAAAAGGAAGCATAATTATTCTAAAGTACGTTTTAGATAACGAAAACAAAATAGGTGCGACACTACGATTACACTACGATATTATAGACCCAGGTTACGAAACACAACTTTTTGCAGATTTTGGCATCATTCGTTTCATTGCGAGCGTTATAGCGGAAGCGATAAGGAAGTATATATCGCCTAATATCTCTGTTTCCAATAATTTCTTAGTTAAGATTAAGGAAGGAGACTTACCAGAAGATAACGACGTTAAAGAGCTAGTGAAACAGATACCAAAAGAAGGAGGGTTTGCGGTTACTCGTGAAGGGAAAGAACTCAGAGAAATACCAGGAGTACCTTTCTATAGGCTAACTATAAGAGGAAATCATGTCGCATGCTATGTATTTGGATTTGAGCGTGGTTTCGCATGGTACGGCGATCCTGCAGATGAGAAGATACATGAAATTAAAGAGAAACTTAGACAAATCATGCGTGAAAGAGGATATATATTAAGTTTGTTTAAACAAACGACAAACCCCACTTCAGGAAGTCAATAATTTTTCTACCTGCTAATCACAGCTGTGTTTTCATGCTCTTTTTCGTACCCTGGCTAAAAGTAATATATTTTTTTATTCATAAATCTGAGGCTACTTTTGAAGTGAAAAAGTACGTCAAAATTACTTTTTAAAATTTTCTGTTAAATTTCTTTGACAATGCTTTTTTAAAGGCTTGTGAAAATAAGATAATTGTGAATTGGAAAATGTAAGGAGATAACAGCCACAAACCCCCTAGGGGTAGGGCACGCCCCTAGGGCGGAATTTTACGTGCCCCCCTTGGAGGGGTAGGGCGGTAAGACCCCTCAATGTGCTGTCCTGGGGAGTGGCGTCCCCAGGACAAAGAGCGGGAGGGTAGGGTGACCGTCCCCCCCACCGCCCCATCGGCTGTGGTGGACGGTTGCCCGCAACCCCCGCACTTCGTTTCCAGCCCCCGCTTGCCGTGCGGGGGTGGGGACGGGGTAAGCTTACTTCTTTAGCCTAACCCCCCGAAAAGCCTAAGGGGGGTAGGGCACAGCAAAACTAACATCCCTAGTGCCCCAGGGGAGGGGGGACAATGCAAATACCTCCCCAACCCTCGGGGGTCTGCTCGATGAAACCGTGGGCAAAAAGAGCCCACGGGGGAAGCGGGATGCCCCATCCCGCTGGGCGAAGCCCTGAGCCGAAGGGGAGTGATGCAGGAGGGGATGCCACACCCCGATGGCTCCCTCCTAAGGCTCCCCGTGGTGGCTCGGTATGCCCGAAGAGGGCTGACCGAGCGGGGTGGCTACCCGAGGGGATCTTAAGTCATTTTCTTTTCTTTTTTTCGGGGTTCGTAATGGTATGTCTATTAATAGATGAAAATCAGAACGTCAAAAAATTTAAATCGATTGAAAGGGCTGAAATATATATGAAAAGACATAAAGGCGTTTATTTTTTAATTGAATACAGCAAGAAATTTTTAGGGGTTTCGGTTATCCAGTCTGAAGGCGGTGATGTGATAAAAATAAAAGATACGACAATTAATAGGTATAGTTAGAATTTTTCAATCTTTTTTAAATCGGGGGTTTCCCCATGGCAGAAGTTCCGCAAGTTAAATCACAAGTTCAAGACAAAATTCAAAAATATAATTCATGTTTAGTGATAAGCAGACATCAACTTACGCAAATACAACAGGAAGATGTAGAAAGTATATGCAATCAAATTGACATAAAGCCAGAGCTTCCAACTGACCAGAATCAGCTTAAGCAATTCATTCAACCATATGACGCTATAATTGGCGTTTTGCCAATAAATCTACAAATTCAATTATTGCAAAACAAGAAAGTGCTCATAACATTTGTAATGAAATCGCTAGGTGTTTTTGAAAATAAACAAGATGCAGAACAGAAGGCGTCACAATATCCTAACAGGGCAGTGATATTAGCCCCCTCGAAAGAGGGGGAAAAATTCAGAGTGACGTTGTATGAAGGTATAAAGCTAATAAAGGAGATAAAAGTTTTAGATGAATGGATAATTCAGCACTCAAGTTAATCTTCTTCCTTTTCTTTTTAAAAAATCGGGGTCGAAAATGAAGTTTAGTACAACGTTAGTGGTTATTGGTGTGTTATTAATCGTAACTGGAATAACTATAGCCATTATCAGTTACATCGGTTGGAGATGCACTTATAATCTGGCGAAATACTACGAAAATGCGTCGCAAAATCCAGCGTTACTATGGCTAGGACAAGGCTATAATGAAACCATGCACTTGTGGTTTAACAACCGACTTAATTGCTTAATGGATATCGTTCACACAAGTATATTGATGACAATTATGGGCATAGTGCTAATAGCTGTAGAATATCTTATTGGCAAGCGTCTTAAAAAAGATATTAAACATAAATAACAGATTATTTTAAGTCTATGTCCTTTTTCCTCATAACAAAGAATGGCAATCACTTTATGGACGGGGAGGAGTCAGCTCGGTCGTTTAGAACTAGGTACATTGTACACGATACCCGAAAAAAAGAGGATAGACATCATTGCTCCCGATGGTACCGATGTATTAAAAATGACGTTCAATGACGCTGAGAGTTATTTTAAGAAGCTTGACGAGTATGTCAAAATGTTGATTGAAAGATAACCTCATATTTTAAATCGGGGAGTTCTTTATGCGTGAGAAGAAAGCGAACCAACTCAAATTAATTGTAAAATATACAAAAATTATAGCTTATTCTTTTTATATTTCTTTCACATTGTATGTTATTTTTTCTTCATTTCACCTTTTTCCGTTAGTTACGCATCTAATCCTTTTTGTAGTAATTTTTATGGCTATGTTGATTTTTTATGTGACTTTTAAATTACTAGAGCTTGTAATACTATTTTATCCTAAATCATAAATTTTTTCTCAGGAGGTCAGTTTTTAACTTTTGGGGGTTAAGGGGGCGGAAGTCCCCCTCCGTAAGATGGGGGATGGATAGCCCCCTTACAGAAACCTTTTATAGTTATCAAAAAATAGATGTACACAGACCTCTGGCTGTAAGAGCTGAGGTCGTACCCTCGGGACTGGGGGAACTTACGCCTGTGGAGAGTGACCCTCCGTAACCCCTCTTCCACACGGGGCATTACAGAACGGTTCCGTTCGATGGAACCTCCGCTGTGGGTGAAGGGGGATCGAGGTCGCTCTGAGAAGCAGGAAATCCTCATCGCGAGATGGGGATGCCCCGTCCGTTAGGGCGGGGTAGTTCACTCGGGGATTCCCATGTCCGCACAAGTTAATTTGGATTTAAGTGATCTTTATTCAGCAAAGGTAGACGATATATCTATCAATTATATCTTGAATCACTTTGAGGAGATAAATACACCTATCTACTACGAGCAAATAATACCTATACCAATAAAGCCATTAGGGGTAATCGGAGTTTTTGGGGTTCAAGCGACTATTTCAGCGATTTTATTATTTAAACAATTTAATAATTCCATTAGATATGTAGCGACAACAGAAAGTGTTATCAGCAATCCAAGATTTTCAGTTGCCAAAAAAGTGGTCGATTTTATTGCATCAACCGATAAAGAATTAATAATTCTTCCAGACGAAATAACGCCAACTAATTTTGCCAGTATTCTAAAAAGATTTTCAGTGATATTCCAGCAATATAGTATGCATGTTTCAGGGATGCCGTCTGATTTGTTATCACTAATAAGTATAGTATCGCTAGGACAGAAATGGATTTTCAACGTACAGAAAAGGAAGTTTATAATTATATGATAAGGTGATAAAAATGAGTGAAATTATCGCAAGGTTTGACGTTTCAGAAAATCCTTTAGTTGCATCATTAAGGATGTTATATTCATTAAACATACTATCTGCGGACGATTTAGCGAAATTATGTGACGTACTAGGATTAGACGCTAATCAGATTATTTCTAGTAGGTTTATCAGTGTCATCACGTTTATCGGAAAAATAGAGGGTTTTACGCCTTTCTTAGTGGTTGCTACAACGAAGCAATTCGAAGTTGTAATTCTTTCATTAAAAGCGAATAAGATTCAGCACAAAATTTATGACGGAAGTTTTCATAATGATGTGACATTAATAACGCCAGCACAATTCCTTAACGCTATTGCAAATATCAATATTCCTTTCAAAAAATTCACGTTAGTTAATTTCTTTAGTAACAGCTATTTCGACAGCTATCTTTTTGCCATTGATAAATATTCCTATTATTATAAAGTAGTAATTAGCAATTATCTACCTACTAATGGCGAGGTGCCATCTTCATGGCTTGCTCATTACCTTAAAATGCAATCTAGATACGTCAGCGTACCGCAAGAGCTATTGCAGAAATATAACGATGATAAAGACTGGTGGAAATATCCTTGGATAAAATCTTCTAATAATGGAATTGATATTAGAAAGCTCAAGGACATTAGTATAAGATATGGTGTTTCACTACAATTATTAAAGTCTATATCTAGAGATAAAAGTTACGCAGAGAAAATGTTAAAATTAAACGGCTATTCCGAAGATATCATTCAAAAGGTTATTGCTGAATTATTCCCAACTTAATATTCTTTTTAAAAAGCGGGGAAAAGTATGGCGTTTTGGTTAGAAGAAATTGTTAAAAAAATTGACAGTAAGGTCAGTAATTTGGGCATTGTTATAACTGATGACCTAGCAAGGCTCTTTGAAGTTAATATTCAATTATTACAATTAGATCTAACGCAATTTCATAGCGTCGCAATAGCACCGCCAGCTGTATTTGACATACAGCGTTACCCTCCAGCTCCAACAACGTTCCAGTATATTAGTTACGATGAGAATGGCAAGGCGACATTGCAAACGATCGATGCTAACAATCTATACGAAGCAATAAAACAGTTAGCGACTTCGAGACCTGTAATTGTGAGGTATATAATTAACTCAAAGCAAGCAGAAGCAATTGAAAATGTTATAATTGCATTGCATACGGATACTGAGTTGTACGCATCAAAACCAAGATTCCCAATATTGATAATAAGCAATAATTACTATTGGAAGTTCACCGACATTCCAACAATAGAACCAGTGCCTTCAGAGCAGGATTATCAACAACTTCTTGATATGGCGAAACAGAGTTACGAAAAATCCTACGGATTACCAGTAAAATTACCATCGGTTGATGTCATAAAGGGGCTGACGCTATGGGAAGCACAAGGCGTCATAAACTTATCAAAGAGAGTAACGCCAAAAGGTATAGAGTTTGATGAGCAAACAATAATGAACGAGAAAAGGGAGTTCTTCAGAAAACTAGGAGTGGAATTGATAACTCCAACTATCACAATGGAGGACGTTGGTGGGATGAAATTCTTAAAGAAGTATATAAACGATTACTGGATTGCGATATGGCAAAATAGGGAGTTGGCTAAAGATTACGGTGTAAGACCACCTAAGGGAATATTACTATTCGGTGCACCAGGTACTGGAAAAACGTGGTTTGCCACGGCGTTAGCTGGTACACTGTCTCGTCCAATGATCAAAGTAGACTTGGGTGACTTTCTAAGTAAATGGGTTGGCGAAAGTGAGCAGAAAACAAAGACGCTACTTAAGTATGCTGAAATAGCTAACGCTGTAATCTTCTTTGACGAATTTGATGCGATAGCAACGAAAAGGAGCGAAGGTGAACATGAAGTTTACAGAAGCGTAAAAAACATTCTATTGTCATGGATGACAAGTCAGGAAAGTGCTATCGTCGTCGGAACGACTAACAGAGCCTCTGATATTGATGAGGCTTTCTTAAGACCTGGTAGATTTGACGACTTATTCCCAGTATTAACACCGACAAGCATAGACGATATTGCAGAAATAGTAAAAATCCACGTAGAAAGAGTAAGACCGATAAAGCATAGAGAGAATATCGATTATAAAGAAATAGCAAAGTTGATGATAGGGCTAAGACCGAATGAGATTGAAAAGATTGTAAACGACGCAAAGTTGAGGGCTTTCTTGGAGAGAAGGAAACTTATGGCTGATGATATAGCAAGTATTGCTAAAGAAGTTAAGAGCAAAGTAGACGTGAAAAAGAGACTTGAAGAAGAAAAGAAGTTAGTAGAACAGCTAAAGAATTTACCAAACGTCAAGGTTGAGGTGATCGAAGAGATTCAAAAAGAGCAACGGCAAAGCCTGGACAGTAGGTGGGTTTAAGTTATTTCTTTTTGCAATCACACCTGTGTTTTCGGGGTGGGTTCTTAATGTCGCATATAAGTCAATTAAAGCTTGATTTAAAAAATATTAATAAAAAAACTTTAGAAAAGGGGCTGAAAATGTTAGGAATAGAAGCTATAGAAAGTAATATCGCAACCGACTATTATGGAAGGCAACAACAAGTCAATGATGCACTACTAGCGTTCAAGTTAGGAAAATACCAATTTGTAGTAACAAGAGAAGGACAAATTGTTGGTGATTTCTGGGAATACAAAGAAGACTTTATTCAGAACACTATCAAAACAGCGATGATGGTTGCAAGCATACCAGGAGTTAAGAAAGTTAATGCAAAGATGGAAAGAAGTGGATGGGCGGTCGAGTTAGATGTTGACGAGACAATCTATAATCAACAACAAGCATTGGGGTGGTAAAATATGGCGAAAATAAAAATAATTGTAAATAACGCAGAAACTAAAATAGACTACATAGGCTTTCAAGGAAAGAGCTGTGACGTTGCTGAACAAATGATCTTCAGGAATCTAAGGCTGAACGGTGTAAATGTAAACCTAATAAAAAGGCAAAATAAACCAGAGTACTACCAGGAGAGGGGGGCTGAGAGGAATGAAAATAAAGATCTTAGTCTCTAACGCTCATAATTTCGACGAGCTCCCTAAAGACTATTTAAAGTATGACGTAGTCTTAATGTCGAACGACAAAGTACTACATTCAAGGAAATCTACTAAATATATTGCTAATGTTATATCAAATACGAAGCTTTATTGCCATAAATGCTTCAAAATTTTTGAAAATGAAGAAGAGTTAAAAAACCACAAATGTGGTGATAGCAAGGGGTGAGCCAATGAGCTCTATGGAAGGACAAAGGAACAAAAAAGAATTGAAGGAAATGTTTAGGGATTTCCTATCCAACTTAGAAGAATTCATAGAAGTTTCAGCACTCTACATGAAGAAATATTTAACAATTTCCGTATTGTACCTACAAGAGCCTGAAGAAAGGGATGATGAGATTTACGCATGGGGCTTAGTGCAAATAGGAAGATATAGAAGCCCGCTTAAAGTAACATACATCATTGACTTAAATGATATCGAAATTAAGAGCAAATTCTTTGAGTACCATATTAGCTTTGAGGAAATGAAAGAGTTCTTAGCACAAATCCATGGAGGTGCTGAGGAATGAAAATCCCGCAGATTAAGGTATTGCACATGAATTGGGGTTTGCGATTAAATTCCAAAGCGTATAAGGAGGTCGGAATGCTTATGGTGGAAATACTACCCTATATCTACCAAGTTAAGCATGCTGATGATGAGGGTGCAATTGTTTATGTAATTGTCGGCGAAGACCAAGAAAAAGAGATTAAGGAGTTACGTAAGCGTTTCTTATATATTGATGTGTGGTTCGAAGAGGACGAAGACCCCGAGAAAGTTAAGACAGAAAGGTTGATGAGATGGGGAAAAGTGGTGAGAAGAAATGACTAGGAGGGCGAAGAAGATACACGAAGAAAATTGTGAAATAGACTTCGACGAAGAAATATGCAGGGAATTCGCTGAGAACGACGATTTAAGAGAAGAATTATGGAGGGATGAGGAGGAGGAAGAATAATGAGAGTTGTCAACATTTAAATTTGATTAACAAGTTGTTAATATCCTTTGAAGAACTTCCAAATCAACTCTGAGTTTGTCCCCCAGCATTAACAAAATGAACGGCAAGCCTCGCCCCTTCTAGGGGCGGGGAGGAGGTCAGAGCAATGTTTTAGTTAAGGTCTATGAAGGTAATCAGTTGATTTTCACAATTAAGTTTCAGCTTAACGGCGAAAAGTTAGAAGTTGTTGAAGCGTGGTAGCACCGAAAAGCGGGGAGGAGATCCATGAAGGTGGAAAAAGAAGTTATGGAAAAAGAAATTAATGTAATGTTGAAAATAATAAAATTCCTGTTAGAGAGGAAAAATAAATTTGAAATTGATTACGAAGGAGATGAAGGAGAAAAGTATGAGGAGCAAGATTTCAAAGAGTTATACTCTCCTTCAATTGTACTGAACATTAAGAGCGAAAATGCAAACAAACAGGATATCATAGAAATGTTGGAGAAAAATGGGTTCTACGTGGTTAACGGAACTGATAATATTGATGTTTATGAAAAGCAACTGTACGAAAGGACAGGGAAGAAAAAGAAGGTTGCAGTAAGGTTAATAGTTGAAGTACATTATGATGGTGAAGATGTGTATAAAATTGTCGTTTTTATGAAAAAATTATTATGGTTAAAGAGTTAACATTTTTCGCTTAATTTATCCTCTTTTTCCTAATCGGGAGTGGATATGCTAGACGAAAGGTGGGACACTGATAAAGAAAGAAGAGCAGAATATGTTAGTTTACTTAAAAATAAAGAGTGGATATTTATGCTAAACGAACGATGGGACACAACTGAGTTAAGTAAAGAAAGAAGAGCAGAATATGTTAGTTTACTTAAAATTAAAAATGAAGAACGCAAAATTGCAGAATATCTAGCACAAGAACTAGGCGTTAAAGATTCACGATATATAGTTCATATCATGACGAAAGACATGAAAATATACAAAATCCGCTCGTACAAAGAGCTTCTCAAATCTAACAAAATTTCACCTTATGACGCATACGTATACTTAGACAATATTCAAGACATTGAATACTTCTCACCAACATATTTTTGTCCTTTTCCCAGTGATATGGATTTCCTACCGTCCGCTTATTTGTCGAAACTAGGTTTTAATTTTCCTGGTATAGCACCTGCACCTCAACTAAAATATATCGCTATGGTTATTCGTTTTACAAACTATAATCATGTGATCGTAGAGGTGGCTGATATTGGCACTGTAGCGACCAATACAAACTTACCTAAACTAGTACGCGGTATTTTAGGTACTAAACGTATAAGCGATAGTAAAGTAGAAGGTATTATATCACAACTACGCTCACAAAAGCTTTTAGCTGGATATAATTTTAATGAGGCATGGGAGATACTATATAGATATTACGAAAAAAATGATGCGTTATTAGCTAAAGAAGCTCAATTAATCAGAGAAGCTTATAATCGTATCTTCAGACCATTCCGTTTAGAATACGACCTAAACACTAAACAATTTCAAGAAAGTGATCATTCTTAACTCCAATTTTTATCGTCTGTTATCACATCTGTGTTTTCTAACCAATCCTAAATCGGGGAGATAGTATGCTAAATGAACGATGGGACGTAGAGAACAAGCTATCACAGTATATCCCGCTTTATCTTTTGCAATTCAATTTACCCAGTAAGTTTTTAGCAAAGGAAAGGACAAGTGTTGATAAACAGGAAGACTACACTAACATAGTTATTACAATCAATAACGCATTAGCATCTAAATTGGAGTCTATAAGGAGGTCGGTGTACGAAGAAATAGGAAAGGGTTTTGTGAACACGTCTATGGGTTGGATAGCTGTAGATGACAACGGCATAAAGCATGCTGGCATTGCCAACAAGAGGATAGTCGATGAATTAACGAAGGTCGTAGAGAGCGGAAAAGTGACTTTTAGAGACGGCAGAGTTATCTTAATCCCGCCCTTCCTCATTGAGAAATTGAGGAGAACTATAGCGAACCATTATTACGTAAAAGCGATTAGGGTGCTGTTGTACTACGACGATGCTAAGGAGATATTAGAGCAGGCGTTAAGCCAACTGAGGGAGGGCATTGAGACTTTACAACAGAAAATTCAGGAAGCTGAGGCTGAGAGGAAATTAGCGTCACTCAGGAAATATCAGTCTGACAGACAAAAAATTGAAAGGCTATACGAGTCGTTTCTAGATTTCTATAAAGCGAGATTCTCCTAATTCTGCACTGACCTCCTCCCCGCCCTAAACGGTAGACCCAAAATCACCTCCTTAAAAATAAATCTATAGTGTAAATAAGTGTTTCAATTACATTAAATGTAAAATTCTCTGGATTGAATAAATCAGGAAATAAAAGAATTAATAATAATCTAAACTCCTCTCTCCCCACCTCCCCCTTGAATATGGTATATAAGGAGTAGAGCATGATTGCCAGAACGAAGGTCAACGTGCGGAAAACAAACTTAGTAGAACTAGTAAATGGAAGAAAAGCCTTAATGTTCCTATAAGAGGTCTCTATTGGACCCCTCACCTTATTGTACAAATCCAACACTTCCCTCTTGGGCAAGTCTAGGTTAGTAGCCCTAGCAAAATAAACAAGACTCTTTCTCTTAACCTTCTCCTTGCTATACACGAGGAGCCTGAACTTGACCTGCTCATCCCTCCTGTGCCTCTTACTGTTCGTCTCGTACTCGCCGTCAAACTCCTCATAAACCTTAACATCCCCAACAGGGACAGCAATTATGTACTTAAACTGTGAAATGAAGTTGAGCACATCAACTGTGTAGAAACCAGCGTCAAGGGTTATCAACCTTACCTTGAACCCCATGGCGACGACTTGCTCCACGAGGATCTTCACTATCTCGTCCTTAGTCATACCGTTCACTTGCGGAATGAAGGCAAGTAAAAGTACTTTCCCCTTATACTTGGTTGTTGCAGTTGCGTAGTTCCACGAGCTTCCCTTCTCTGAACTCCCGAGCCCTTTCACTGGTTTCCCATACCACGTCTTGGTTGTCCAGTCTATTGAGAGGTCTATCTCCTTTACTCCCTTCAGTACTTCTAAGGATATTTTCCTAGCTCTTTCCAAGAGCTTTTCAATCACTTCCATCCCTTGTTTCTCTACGTAGTTCCTCACGGTCTGTGGGGATACGTCATACGCTCCGGACTTGTTCTCTACAGAGTCGTTCCACAAACACGCGGAGATGAGAGTTTTTGCTACCTCATCTCCTTTCTTTCCCTTAAAGTTTAGCATGGAAAGTAATTTATATCCTATTCGTTGAATGTTATTTTGGTGAGGGAGACCGGGTGTTACCATCTTCCTATGTCACGTGGTAATACTCCATCTCCCTCACCTTAAACCCTTTCTTCAACTGAATTCTTAATACTCATATAAATCCTGTTATCTATCATGAATCGATATTATTCTGTCAGAATTATTTTTCATAATATGATTTTGGGTCTACCGTAAAGGGCGAGGGTTGCCGTTTATTTTATCACACCTGTGTTTTCGGGGGCGTTTTAGAATGGAAAAAATAAATGAGATAAATGAATACATAAAAGAATTAGATAACTTGATTAAGTCAGGAAATATCAAAGATGCATTATTTCTAGTCCAAGTAATATATGCAGAGCTATACAATATATATGTTTCTGCGAAGTGATGAGGCATGAGCGAGGCAGATTTAGTTCCTTTAAGAGATTTGGTAGCATTCAGAGATGATATAATAAAACTTAGAGTAGCATTTGGGAACAGGATAGGGGCAAAAAAAGAGAACAATAAGTGGGTCTTCCTAAGGAGATATACAGCGTGCAAGAACGGTCATATGATATTACTTAAGGAAGACGAAAAACGCGATAAATGTCCAGTATGCGGTGAGCCTGTGAGAATTGTTGAAGAAACGCCGTCTAATGACCTCATAGAGAGGTTCATGGAACTACTCAGACAAGAGGAGATAGCCAAGGGACTTATAGGCAAGGTGGTAACTAAGTTCCCTGAATTTACTAACTTCCTGGTGTTTATTAGGGGGATAGGAGCTGTTAACGGTGCTAGACTTATCGTTTATGCATATCCACCAAAGTTTCAGTATAACATTAATAAGTTCAGGAAGTACGCTGGTTTAGCCGTAATGTTTACATGTTCTAAATGCGGATATTACTATTACGCTGGTGAGTCCTCGAATGGGAAACCAGCAATTCCCTCGAAGGAAGGGTGGTTATGCCCTAACGATGGGACGAAACTTATTGGCACGTCAGCGAAAAACGTTAAGTATAACAGAACAGTAAAAACATTTCTGCTAGGAATTTTAGCTAACAACCTCATATTAGCTGGCGGTGTTTACGCAAAGATAATAAAATCATTTAAAGAAGAAATCGCAACTAAGCATCCAGACTGGAATAAGCTAAGAGTACAGAGGACTGCTATCAGGAAAGCAATATCCTTACTATTATCACAGTATTTCGCAATCTCTTTACACTATAGGCAAGGTGTGCCATTACATGAGGCTTACAAGGTAGTGTTGGGGAAAGAATACGAAGTCCTCAAGAAGCACGAAGATTTCATTGAATCGCCAATTACAGACTATTACGTTGACACGAAGACTGCAAAATATAAAGCTAAATTTGAAAAGATAATAGAAGAACTAGGTATAAACAGAGAGGAGGTTACAACGTGGCTTAAGAAGAAAAAGATTATTAAATAATACATAAGGAAAAAATCAATAAGAACGATATTGCACATAAGCAAGAAGTACGCTCAATAAAGCCATTCTTGCACATAAGCAAATATATACCTCAATAACGGTTGGACTGCACACAAGCAATAAGTATAGTCGATAAACACCCTACTGCACATAAGCAATCCTGATTGTTGATAAAATACAAACTGCACATAAGCAAGCGAAAAAATTAATAAGAGGTCATATACACATAAGCAAAAATAAAGATCAATAACGGCAAACTTACACATAAGCAAAAGATAACGTCAATAAACGCCGTCTTGCACATGAGCAAAAGGTATCGTTAATAAATGTAAAACTGCACATGAGCAAGGGTTGGTTTTCAACAAGAACCCTATTGCACACGAGCAATTCAGGAATTCAGTAAGAGGCGTATTGCACACAAGCAAGAAACATATTCAACAACAATCTAACTGCACACAAGCAATAACATTATTCAATAAACTCATGACCGCACATTAGCAAGAGAAACACTCAATAAAGGATCAACTGCACATGAGCAAACATATAGCTCAATAATCCCTTACCTGCACATAAGCAATACTACTCCTCAATATCGATGCAACTGCACACAAGCAATCAGCTATTTCAATAATTAATGTACTGCACACAAGCAATAATACCTTTCAATAAGATAAGCAATGCACACAAGCAAGCAAAAGGCTTAATAACGTGGTCGTTGCAGATAAACAAGAGCAAAGTTCAATAACAAATAACCTGCACATTAGCAGGAAATCGTTTCAATAATCAGTTGACTGCACACAAGCAATGAGGTAAGTCAATAACAATCTACCTGCACATAAGCAAAGAATGCATTCAATAATACACGTTTTGCACATAAGCAATAGTAGAATTCAATAATATTTGTATTGCACATAAGCAATTAAGTTGCTCAATAATACCACTATTGCACATAAGCAAATATATACCTCAATTAATAATAGCTCTGCACACAAGCAAAAGAAAGAGTCAATAAGAATGATATTGCACATGAGCAAGGGCTGGTTTTCAATAAGAATCCTATTGCACACTCGCTCTTCCAGGGCGGAAAGCCACGCCAGCGGGGATGGATAGCCCCATGTATTTAAATACTTTTTTATCAAAATTTCATTTCGACGAGAGGGGATAAATTATGAATACAAACGAATATTTTCTAAAAATAAGTGAGTATTGCAATTTGAATTGTGTTACTGAAGTGCTGAATAATAGGAAGAAACTAAGGAAAATTTTAGGCATAGAAAATAGGAAAGAGCTGGATAACGTATTGTATGATATAAGCGTTAATTTCTCTGATTATGTTTTCAAAAACTATAAAAAATTCCCGAAAGACGAAGTAGCACAATTAATAGCTACTACGTGCGATTATGATTTTAAATGTATGTTAGAAACACTGAAAGACTATCATATGCAAGAAGATATGCTAGATTACCTGTTTGATTACTTGAAAAAGAATTATGATGTTGAACCCATAGTTAAGCACATAATCGATGCGTTAGAGGACTGTTTCGATTCATATAGCTTGGATCCAGAAGGTTTAGAAGGTCATGTAGTCGAATTGCCTGATATCATATATATTGAGGATTTTAGTAATAGACCAGAAATCGGTGCTTTTGTGGCGATGATCGTTGATACTCTTCCATGCACTTTATGTTGGTATTTTCAGGACATGGCAAGTGCTTTTCAACGTGCTTATGAGAAGGTGTTTGGCGATGTACCAGACGATATAGCTGATAAAATATATGAAGTTGTAGACGCAATTCGTGAAAGGGTAGAAGATCGTCTTAGAGAAATTGCAAAGAGTATTTATGACGAAATTCTTAATTTAGCAAATAACAACCCAGAAAAATACAAAATTGTAGGTTACAAGGAGTGTGACAATTACCTATGCCGTCTCCTAGGTTTAGATAAAATTCCATTGGTTCTCGTTGAAGAGAATATTCAACAACAAGAAGAGTAGCTGACGGGGAGGACGTCAGAAATGAGTAAATTTGATAAAGAATTAATAGATATGGTTAAAAAATTAATACAAAAATCTTCTAGTAGTCCATACGCAAAAATAGGTCTTAGCATTTCTGATGAACGTAGACTACAAAAAATCGATCCAGAACTTTTTAAACAATATTATAACACAAAAATGATGGTCGAAAAGAACAGGGCTGAATTCAAAGAAAGTATTCTTAAATTAATTGATGATATTAATAATAGAATTCTAGGTAAATATGATGCAAGGGCAATTTTAGATAGGTTCGATGAGAACGCCATTAACCATCCAGGATACTATTGCATATCAATAAAAATGAAGAGATTGCCACGTGAGCAGTTCGCAGAGCTTGTTAACAAACTTAAGCAAATGGGCTTCAAGTACAACGGCTATAATTGGGAATACTGCGATACTATTGGTAATTATCCACGTTTGAAAACATCTTAAGACCGAAGAATGGCAAAAAACTGAGATTAACGTTTTTGAATAATTTGGTACCTAATCCTGAATCATTTCGCTCTCGTTCTCCACTAGATCATTTCCGTAATATTCTCGCAATTCATTTTCTACGATTTTCGCTATATCGTCGCCGTAATATTCTTGCACCTTTTTGATAAGCTCTCTAAAGTCATCAAACAGCTCTACAAAATCACCGTCTGGTGTAAAGTTGACCAGTACATACTTATTGTCGGTGGTCGGTATTACCATCAGACCTTGATCAATGACCCCACTGCGAACTTTGAGACCACCATTTGGCGGGAATTCAATTTCTACATACATTTTTTCTTCCCAAGGATTATGTTAGTTTTAAGTTTATAAAGATAGTAGTTGAGGGCTAACTAGATCATGATTGAAATGAAAGTATAGGGACAAACGGGGGTGTTTTATGGAAGAAAGTGAAAAAGTCAAAAAAGAAGTTGAATGGAAAGGAGAAGAAAAAGGTGATGAATGGTGAAGGTTAAGATACCCTATAAATTCCTAGAGGAAAATACATGGTGTGATAGTGACTTCTATGGTTGTAGTGGTAGTTGTAGTCAGTGCTATCCGTATGCTGAGGATACTGTTTATGAAGCAGATATTGACGACGTCAAATTTGATAGAATTGACCTGGAAGATATAGTCGACGAGTACTTAGATGACATTATAGATATAATACTAACGAAACATAGGAAGGAGTTAGAAAGGAGGATGAACAATGGAACGTGAAGACTTTATAGAATACCTTGCAAACACCGTGTCAGCTATGTTTAACTATAATCAGACAAAGAAGCTTATCGATTATTTTCTTTCAATATATGGATTATACAAAATGCGAGGGATTGCAATGTCTGCTGATAAGATTTATAGGTATGTCATTAGAGCTGTAAAACTCCCATATAGACAACAAGTAATTTTATACAGTATTTTTTCCGATTATAGTATGCTTACACATGAAGAAAAAGGGAAATTTTTATACATACTTATAGAAAAAATGCTAGATAAGATGCTGGAGGAGGCTGATGAAGCGAGCAATAAACCTCGCCCCTTCTAGGGTTAAGGAAGAACTAAAAGTGCCTACTGAAAAGTTTTTATTTTTGGAAAGTGAGCTAAAATAAGGAAGAACTAAAAGATGGGTAGAGCGAGGGAAGGGGGCGTCGTAGCGGGAAGTTGCCCCGCCTCTTCCAGGGACGGGGTAAAAATAGTTGAAATAAGTAAGAACTGAAAAACTCTATTCCATTCTACCTTACCAGTACCCACTTTTGTCGAAATAAGTAAGAACTAAAAGTTTTCCATATGTCTCTTTAACATCTCTACCTCAGTTGAAATAAGGAAGAACTGAAATATGATAGCTCTAGTTATTCGTTTTTCTAAATCGGAAGTATCTTCTAAAAAGGCGACCTGGTATTTTGTTCTCGGGGTGTTAAATGTGGAAAGCCCTTCCCTTTCCCCTAATATTGTTGCTGAAGAAGCAATGAACTTTCTCAATGTTTTCTTTTCAAGCAAGCCAATAAAAAACGAGAGGCTTATAATAGAAGCTTTTAAAAATGGGTTTGTAAGCGATGTTATTCTTAATATATCTCCTGACGCGTTAAGCAAATTTGAGGATATTATAAAGAAATATTTTGATGTAGACCTTATCGACGATGAATATTATAAAACTGTGGAGCTAGGTATTATAGCATTGGTCATAACACTACTGGCTCATAAATCAAGTTTAATTGAGTTGCGAGATTTATCCGAACTGCTAAATAAATACACTTCTTACATTTCATCGCTCAGATTTAAAGCACCTAAAAAGGACGTAGTACCGTTGTTAGCCCTAGGTCTTGTAACTGAAGAAGGTGGTGGGTTCTATAAGGTTACTGGTCTCGCATTGTATCTCCTCAATTCTTTATTATCAATAAAAGGCTACGCATTACCTAAGGCATGCCTGAAAGAGTTTATTGAAAATTTGAATAAAATACTACTATTTCATAAATATATGGTCGAACACGTAACCAGTTTGCTTTATGAAGCACCTTGGTCAATATATTCAGCATATTATGGATCTAGCAGTTACGACGAGTTAATGGCTGAGCTCGACTACGAAAGTATAATAAACACGCTAAAGTTATTGAGGGAAAAACTAAAACCACCGTACAAATATGACATACCAATAGCTAGTGAAGAAAGGAAAATTTCTCAATTATTTTAAAAACGGGGCGAAAAAGATGAAAGTTGAACTAGTTTCTTATACGAAAGATGGAGAAAAAATAGTAGCAATCGCTTCTAAGATGAGCAGGTCTAGAAAGGGTTGGGATTACCACGAGAAGACAATGACGGATGAGGAAGTAGAAGTGTGGATCCGTGACGCTATCATTCACGGCTACTGGTCACCACTAGAACACAGTAGTTATACCTTCTCAATAGAGGGTATAAGCAGGGTTGCCTCTCATCAACTAGTGAGACACCGCATTGCATCATACACACAAATGAGCCATAGGTTTGCTAAGCCCGTTGATGAGTACTACCAACCAGTAACTCCGCCTTCTGCGGAAAAGAGGAACGAGGAACTAGTTAAGAAGGCTTACGACGACGCTTACAAATACTACTATGAGCTATTACAGAACGGTGTTCCAGAGGAAGATGCCAGATACGTCCTACCTAACGGAGTAAATACAAACATCGTTGTGACAATGAACGCCAGAGAGTTATACAACTTCTTTGCCCTCAGATTATGCTCAAGGGCACAGTGGGAAATACGTCAAGTTGCATGGAAAATGCTAGAAGAAGTAAAGAAAGTCCATCCCCGCCTCTTTAAGTATGCTGGGGCTAATTGCATAATATTGAACAATTTAACTAGTGATAGACCAATGACTGTAGAGAATGTCCTTAACGGAATATGGGGTTTCGAAATTAGCAGATGTCCAGAAGGTGTATATCGTGACGGCATACCTAAATGTATACTTTCTAGTATGGGTCTTGCTGACCTATATCAGTGCATTCATGATTGCAAGGTTCATTTTGGTGACCCTGGCGATGACGACACTGGTTGCATAGCCTGGTGTAAGAAAAAATATGGCGAGGGGCGAGCGATATGACTCTGTCATCAGTTGTAGATCTAATAAAAGAACATTTAGATTCTTTAAATATAAAATACACTATAACTAGAGAAGCAGATACAGAATTCACTTTTCATCTCGATTATATTTCTAAAAACAAAGTTAATGTACTGCTAAAAATACTAAGCGAGAGCGGATTTTTTGTGACTTTCAATAATGGTCAATACGTAGTGATGATGGATAAGAATGGTCAACGTATAAGTTTTATGTTTGGCAACGATTTACTGTATAAAATAAGGGTTTATACGACAGCAAAGCCTAAGCCTTTTGCAGTGAAGGTGCACAGACTAGAAAGTGTTGGTGTACAATATAGAGAAGATGTTCTTGAACACAACAACATTATAATTACAGTAAAGATCTCAAAGGAAATTAAAAATTTACTTATTTCGTATTCATGCAAAATAGGTAAAACTGCTGGCGAATTAATACGCTATACACTTGCTAATACTATTTTAAATAGCAAAGAGATTGATGCCAATTACGATGATAAGAAGCTTCTTGACGGTGATACTGGTGTGTTGTCGATAAAGATGGATAAGAAGTTGTTAGAGAAGCTCGATAACTTTGCAATAAATCATAAAGTTACAAGGTCTAAAGTGCTAAGGTACGCAGTGTACTTAATACTTAAAAACGCAGGAGTATTCTGACGGTTTTTTCTTCTGCAATCACAGATGTGATTTCGGGGATGCACATGTACCAAAATATGTTATTAAAAAATATAAATACTCCCCCTAAGGAGGAAATAGAGAAATTTAGGCAAATGTTGTTTTTTAAGGTAGCCGAATGTACTAAAGATAAAAATTTTGCTAAGTGCGTTATCAAGAATATAATTGAAAATCTGAATTACATAGACGTTTCTATTCTTTTATACCCACAAACAAAGCGTAAGTGTAGGATGATAAAAGGTTTTGAGAACTCCCAAGCTGAGATTATAAAATATGACGACGAACCTTATTTACTCTGCAGAGACGTCCTTTTAGTTTACAAGCTACCAGATAGCATAATGGCGTTATTATTTACGCTTTCAGGCAACGAGATTATATCATCCTATGTAGTTTCTAATATTCCGCATTTTACATTACCTTTTAATGTAGAGATTGTTGGGGACAACCATATATATACTGTTTACAAAAGAAACTCTTCATATGGGGTGAAAATCAATGAAGAATAACGGTGTAGAATTACTCATGATTTTACCTAGAAATAAATGCACCATAAGGAAGAGCAAGTATCTCAGCTACGTGATAAAAGATAACAAATGTTACGTTTATCTTGTCTATTCCAGCAGGTATCATCTTACTACCTCTTTACCTTCTAATGTAATCTTAAACGGTAGAGAAGCTACAAAAATTTTACATCACATGCTAAATAAAAGCGATGAGGAACTGTATAACGCTATTCTTTCATCTGGAGACACGGCTAGTAAAAAAACTTATAGAATAAACCTTACAGTATCTCCTATAGTTGCCCCAAAGTTGTTCAAACTAGCCTTCATATTCAATGTAAAAATTTCTACAATAATCCGCATGTTAATATTGTCGTATTATCGCTCAACCATAAAGCTGGCTTCATAATTTTTTATGCACTATTTTTCTCAGGTTTTGGATAATATTACTTCTTTATTTCTTTCTATAGAATATCAGGATTTTGCCATTTTTATTAGTTAAACTAAAACCGAGTTCTTCTACTTCTTTTATAGGTGGCTTCTTATGATATTCCATTATTATCTTCTCAAAATACTTAAGCGACTCCTTCTCATGCCTCAATATATCGTACTCACAGCCTTCACAGTCCATCTTTATCATAAACGGGTTATCTAATTCTCTAACTAAATCGCTTATCGTAACGCTCTTAACTGCGATATCTGACTTCTGCGGTCTAACATAGACTCCTGCACTGCCTACGACGTCGTGATCCTTAATTTTAACTACACGGGATTCATAATTTATTATTGCATTCAGTATCCTTACTCTGTTGTTTAATTCGTTTAGCTTGATATTTTCTAATGCAACGTTATAAGGAGTAGGTAAAGGTTCTATTCCCAGAACTTTACTTGCACCCCACAATGCAAAGAAAATAGGCGAGTCACCTATTCCTGCACCTATATCAACTACGTCTCCTTTGATTTCTCTAAAGTCGTTATAAATTTGCTCATCAAATATCTCGTGGATAGTTTGCTCTATGGCTACTTTCCCCTTATAATATTTAAGGAACTTAACAGAACCTAAACTTTCAAGATTTTTATACATATAATTATCTTTAGTCTTCCATTCATGATACTTTAGAAAACATAATATAAAGCATTCAAGCTGAGTTTTACATTCTCCTTCGCAGTCTTCTATTTCTCTCGGGTACTCACGCATTTCCCTGTAGTACGCACTCAATGCTTTTAGTGCTGGTGCTGATAAATATACTGTTCTACCATCTCTTAACTCAGCCTTTGACTTTCTATTCAATATAACATTAAAAAGTACTTCTGGATAGTTTTTATACGCCATAACAAATTTCCAGATATCCATTGCGAATGAAATAGATTGCGAGTATTTAAATAGGTAGCATTGGCGAGAGTTCACGTGAACTACCCCGCCCTAACGGACGGGGCATCCCCATCTCGCGATGAGGATTTCCTGCTTCTCAGAGCGACCTCGATCCCCCTTCACCCACAGCGGAGGTTCCATCGAACGGAACCGTTCTGTAATGCCCCGTGTGGAAGAGGGGTTACGGAGGGTCACTCTCCACAGGCGTAAGTTCCCCCAGTCCCGAGGGTACGACCTCAGCTCTTACAGCCAGAGGTCTGTGTACATCTATTTTTTGATAACTATAAAAGGTTTCTGTAAGGGGGCTATCCATCCCCCATCTTACGGAGGGGGACTTCCGCCCCCTTAACCCCCAAAAGTTAAAATAGTGATTTTATGCACTATTTTTCTCACATTTTGGATAATATCTCTATTACATTAGAATAAATAAAATTAAAACATAATCTCTTCATTCTCTTCTTCGCTTTCATTATCATTTCCATTGTTAGTAATTTCTCTAAAAGAAGAAATAGCAGAAGAGATCTGGTTGTTTACCATTATAAAATGAGGTGCATCTATGTCCAAACACCTTATTTTTTTGTTTCCTATTTTTCTGCAATTGAACGCAGAAACTGAGTCGTAAATTTGAGTTATAAGTGTGGGAGTATCGCTTTCTATCTCCAGAACTCTTTTTATTATGTCATAATTAGTACTTATCTTCATTTTTATCCCCTATAGAGTGTTGGGTATTATGCCCAATACCATTAGTATGTATATTACTTGTGCAATTCCTACTATGCTGTCTATTACACCTATGAGATATACTGCTTGAGTTGCTATTGCTAACCCAGAACTGGAAATTGTTGTGGTTGCCCATACCAGGAACCAGTCAAGGTTTCCGAATATTAGCGAAGCGTAAACTGCATACATTCCAGCTTGCATATAGCTTTCTACACTTGCCGATAATGATACTACGAAGGACACTATTGCACCTAGTCCAGACAACGTTACTGACACGAATGGGTTGTGAAGGATATTGAAGAGGAAATTCAGAAGAGTCATTGATGAAATTGTTGCATAAACGCTTGGCGGTATTGAGGTTTGTATGCAAGGTATTAAGTTTACTAAAATATTTATAGCAAGCCCAGCTATTGTTACGCCCTCACCAGCTAGGAAAACGCTATTTACGAGGTTATATAGTATTCCCATATTTCTTAATAAGAAATGATGAGATTAAAAATTGAGTGAATGAATATACTCCAGGGCTTGACAATAGTATCATTATATTCCTGCTAATGAAGAACGTTACTATAAGTACTGCTATACTAATTAAAGGTAATGTAATTGCAACATTATACTCTTTATATTTCTTATATCTTATCAACTTCTTTGCATTATCTATAGCTAAGAAAGAGAACGCAGTAAAGAACACAGCCAAACCTAGATAGAAATAAAACGGGATTAGTATAACGCCAACCCCCATTACGCCTATTGCTAACTTCTTAGGGTTCTCATCTATTCTATTTGTAGTTTCACTCAGTTCGTTTATTGTCTTAATGCCCTTATTGAATATGAAGAATAGAGGGCAGGGGTTGAATATGCTCGCTATTATGCACTGAGTCCTTCCTTTTATTAATCCTAATATATTATTAGGATATAGTTTTAGGTTCTCTATAAAGAAATTCTTATCAAAGCTTGGCTTAACAAATTCAGGTTTTAGAAATATGAGGCGTGCTATTACGTAAATGTAATAGCTTACAAGCAGGTTCCCAGAGATAAGCGAAAGTGAAAGTAAAATGTTGGGGATAGTGTAAAAGTACTTTAGCATACGGTCATCTGCAACGTTAACGTAAATATCTGTGAAAGTGAAAATGAACACTGCAGGGAGATAGCATAATAACGAATGAATTAACAATAACGACACAAACGAGAAAAGAGTGTAAAAATATAACATGCAGACCTTCTTCTCATATCTTAGCTTTACTGCATTCAACGGCATTAGGTGTGTTGATAACGATTCTGCAGTATTAATTATAAGTAATTCTGACAAAATATCTGGATATTTTACAAGTACAAATATGTATACAACAAACGAAATTAACAGCACTATTAGTTTCAACACAACAAGCTTCAATAGCATGAGAAACTAACGAAACGTGTGGTTAAAAACGGATGTGCTGTTGGTAGTATAAATATCGAACTATCTACTAAAAATTTAGCGTCATTTTTTGAAGGAAAAGTTCGAAGTCGTATATATACAAAAAAGTTCGAACTTAGAACCAGCTACTGCGTTATCACTCTCGGTAACGTGGATACAGAATTATTATACTCAAAGAGTGACTGAGAGGCGTTATTTACTTTGATTAACTTTGGGAGGATATATTGTGAAATGAATTGTAGACCTGTCTGAATTGCGAATATTTCTGGGACAACGTTAGTATTTTCAGTTTCTGAAATAAATTCTGGGAGTTTATTCACTATATCTAAAGTTACATTAACGAGTTTAGGTAACTTAGATATCGGTACAGTCTGCTCTGTTCTTCCAGTTAATTCCTCTAAAAATGTCTGGTTTACCTCTGGTACTTGTTGTTGTATGAAAGATATCGTAATTGTTTTATAATCGTCAGGCAAGGAATTGACTATGATTGAAAAATTGTTCACAGCCCTTTGGAATAGGTTTTCCATAACAATAGAAAACAATGCTAGAATAAAAGCGTTCTGCTTATGCTGAGATTTTCGTTAGGAGTTCGACCTTTATATCTTCTAACATTCTCTTTTTAAAATCATTAATGTCTGCAGATGTAACTAAGCCAGCGTTATTAAGCATTCTTTTGAAGAGTGATTTGCTCATATTGTCTTCAATACCGTTATTATATGCCACATATATGTCATAGACGTCACTGATGATTGTTGCTATGAGCGGTATTGCAGACTGTAGTTTCTTCTGTATTTCCAGCTTTTTCTGCATATCCAACGTGTTTATCATATCTTTATCATAAAGCGATACAATTTTCCTAATCAGCTTGAATACGGGTTTATTAACGCCATAAAGACCGAAGTTGAATAACTGGAAATCGCTCAGTTTTCCTTCTGTGCTTAATATGTTAAGTAAGGTGTCAACGTGGATTATTATATCATTACTTTCTACAGTTATAACATCCTTCACATGATTGGGGATTTTCTTAATGCTTATAAGTGCGTTAGATAAAAATCTGATTATCATTTCTGCCTCGTTCAGCATCTTATCATTAAATGTAGGTTGGGATACTTTAGGCAATAGATCATGGATTATGTTAAGGATCTTCTTTTGCAGTATGCTTATTCCCTCCTCACGCGACTTTATATAGAGCGGGAAATATTGCTCGTCTGGAATTATGAAAAACCACGAGATAGCCTTAGCTATGTTTACTGGGTCATAATAACCGAGCATACGCAATAACGCAAGGGTAGGAGGTAACAATTGCAACTTTCTCATTGACGACTTTACAGGGAACAGTACTTCTCTATCCGCAACATATTTTTTAAATATATCCGCAAGAGGTTTAGATAGTTCATCAATCGTAATTTTGACTAACCTATTTTCCCCTATTTTATCCATATTGAACGCAGAATAGATTTTCTTAGCTATCAAAATGTCACTTTGGCTAACTTCAGATAACGCGACTCTCGCAAGCTCTATTATTTCTTCTCTATCCAATTTAGGCTTCTTACTATTGACAGTAATCGGAATAACTTCAACGTTACCGTCCCCATCGTCATCAAGTTTTCTATTTAATATCTCAATACCCTTCTCATACACAGCTTCGAATTCATCCGAGCTCGGCGGAAAAGTAACGATAGAATACGTGAACCTATCATAAACTGCATCAAACTTACTATCTAAGTTAACAAAATTTGTAGCCCCGACAACAGTTAGTGTCCTCGTCTTCATTTTAGCTGTTATTTGGTCTATGAAAAATTCTCTATCAAGAAGATATGAGAGAATTGAGTGTAGCATTATATCATTAGCCCTACCTATCTCATCTAAAAACGCTATATCAGCGTAACTTAACGATGAAGGATTTACTTCTACTTTGTTCTCCTTAATCAGCTTTATCTGGTCTATATAGTAAAGTGAAGAAGACGGAAGCATGGTAGGAGTAAGAACGAGTTCCCCATAGCTAAGGTTTAGAGTCCTGCAGAACTCCTTTACTAAAGAGCTCTTTGCTGTACCAGGGTATCCTATTAGTAACATATTCGCACCTAGCTTCCCTAGTACAAGAGAAGATGTAAGTGCAAGAACTTCTTCCTCCCTATCTACAAACTTATTCGACAAAGACAAAATTACGTCCTTTAGTACACTCAATGAGTTCATCAAAATGAATAATAAAAGAGATAATTAAAAACAGAGATACAAAGAAAGGGAGTTAAGGTGACGGAAAGCTTCGTCAGAGGATGGATAACCCCTTATATTTAAAAAATTAGGTATAACATTTAATAGGGAATTCAAAATGGTGACGCATAAATTAACTGACGAGCAGAAAAAGATCCTAGAGAGAATGCACAGCAGGGTAGATTATATTATCAAAGCTTACAAGGAATATTTAGATGCATTAGCAGAATTTGATAGAACTGGAGTATTGAAAATTCATGAAAAAGTACTCTATGTAAGAACGGAGAGGAAGTCGTCAGAGCGTTAACTTCCCTACTCGTCCTCTATGTATTATTCTGTTTTTATATTCATTAACTAGTTTCAATATTGCATTTCTTACTACCTCTGAACGTGTAACTCCATTTTCCTCCGCAATTTTATCAATATGATCAAGAAGATCTTTCGTAACATAGAATATCGCAATCTTATTCTTCTTTCCTCCACCATCTTCGTTAATAAGAGGTATTTCTTCTTTTAACGCAACCCTAAGTGCTTGGCTACGTGTCATACCGTTTTCTTCCGCGTATGCGTCAAGTAGCTCCAATATATAGTCCTCAAGCTTAACCGCAAGTTTCATGCCTGGAATCTTAAGCACGCAAATTTAACGATTTTGCTTTATGTGAAAACACAGATGTGATTTCAACAGAAGGAAAAAATGGTCACTTGTTTGAGATCCATAACGCATAAACTCCTATAACAAACGACACTATCTCAGTCGGTACTATTATAGGCGATGGGAATCCCAACTGCAATAATCCAGGGGCAATAAATACTGCATATGTTATACCTCCCATTCCCATTAGCCTTAGATCGTTTCTTAATAATGCAGATAATGCGAAAGAGCCGAAGAAGAGGAATACTAGGATACAGCCGAAAGGTGCAAGAGGAGTACCACTCAAAGCACTATGTACTGCTTTTTTGACATTACAATAGAAGCTATGTAATTGAATAGGACATAGGGTAAACCTGATAGTCTCGTTTAACGCAGAGATGCATACTATTGACGTAGAATTAACTACAGGTATCTTAACTATGCTATTCACTGGGACTGTCTCATCTACTATAGTCTTCCCATTACATGTAATTTTGAAAGTAACATTGAATTTGGCAGACGTATTGTAATCGTATAGATAGAAGTACGCACCAGATGAATTAGTGAAAGGCAAAGCGTATATTACATTATTATATTTTACAATTTCTGGGTACGTAGGTATGTCCATAGTCAAACTTAGACTTCCGTTATATTCTATTCTCATACTGTTAGGCTCTATGACTACACATGAGGATGATGGAGTAGATTGTGCAGTAGTAGAAGGTGATGTAGTAGAAGGTGTTGATGATGGAGGAGGTGGTGCAGTAGTAATATAAGAAGGCAAGACAAACGTACTTGCAGAACAAAGTATTATAGTAGGGTCTTCATATACAAAAGACCCGCTTTGTGGCATACCCGTGTCTGTGACTATCTCCGAATGTCTAGGTGCATCTATCTCAAACCCATTAGAAGTCGCATCAAATATCACGTAAGGACAGTTCAATATTACTAACACTGCAGACTTTGAAGTAGTATTAACATATGCAAAACTGCTTGCAACAAAACCAGAGCCAGATATAACTATGCTATTAAATCCAGAAGATAATTTAGTTTTACATACGCATACTACAGTCTCATTAATTATATAATTGAGAGAATACGGAGAGTAGAATGTATTTACATTAGTTGCACCTCTTTGTGTGACTAAAGGAATTGAGTTGACGCCGAAGTAGGAAACGTAGAATAAGTCACTAGTATCGCCTCTTATCCCTATGTAGCCTATCTGACTCCATGGGTAAGGAGTGTTTACATTTACTGTGTAAGCCGTTGAGTTAATGTATACAGTAGACACAGTAATGTTACCAGCACTGTTCTCAGTCAAGATGACGGTGAAGATGAACGGGTAGGATGTAGAAGGTGTGGGAAACGCCGAACTCTTCAGGAGTGTATACCCTGACGTCGTAGAATGATAGTAAATATTACCACTAAACGTCACTAGGAGACCCTGGAAATTGTTCACATTATTATCACTAGTTTGGTCTCCGATGTTAGAGGAATAAACTACGATACCTGGGAAACTTTGTATACCACTAGGATAACTTGTTACATGGATGGTGACGTTGATGACGTTACTTACTGGTGAATATCTCCATGCTATGTACTGACCAGCATTACTTGCTCCCGTACTGTTCACAACAAGTTGACCATCCTGCCAATATGGGTAGATTTTCCAACTTATACTTTCAACCATAGGTATATTCGCATAAATCTGGTTCCCTACAGCTAGCGTAGTTAGGAATAACGATGTATTCGTGGAAGTCCACGCACCTATCGAAGGGATGACATTAACGGTACCGCTACTCGTGCTAGTTGAAACCACTGGGTAGAGCGTAGTGGTTAAAGTAAATGAAGGTGAGAACATGTGGAGGGGAGACTGAGAGCTTACAATCGGTGCTGGTGATACGTAAACGTCGTAGCTGATGGGGTAGGGGAAGACTGCTACGTAAACTGTGCCAGTGTAAGGCGTGGTAGGGTTAGTAACAAGAGAGTATGCGTCTAACAGCTGTGTGACGCTGAAATAAGAAACGTAGAATAAGTTACCAGAATCCGCTCTTATCCCTACATAGCCTATCTGACTCCATGGGTAAGGAGTGTTTACATTTACTGTGTAAGCCGTTGAGTTAATGTATACAGTAGACACAGTAATGTTACCAGCACTGTTCTCAGTCAAGATGACGGTGAAGATGAACGGGTAGGATGTAGAAGGTGTGGGAAACGCCGAACTCTTCAGGAGTGTATACCCTGACGTCGTAGAATGATAGTAAATATTACCACTAAACGTCACTAGGAGACCCTGGAAATTGTTCACATTATTATCACTAGTTTGGTCTCCGATGTTAGAGGAATAAACTACGATACCTGGGAAACTTTGTATACCACTAGGATAACTTGTTACATGGATGGTGACGTTGATGACGTTACTTACTGGTGAATATCTCCATGCTATGTACTGACCAGCATTACTTGCTCCCGTACTGTTCACAACAAGTTGACCATTTTCCCAGTAAGGTAGCACTTTCCAGGCTGTAGACTCCACGCTGTTTACAAATTGTTCAATACTACAACTATAAGGTGCTGGAGAGACGCCGAAGTAGGAAATGTAGAATAAGTTACCAGCATCTGCTCTTACCCCTATATAAGCAACTTGTGACCATGGGAACTGAGTATTGACATTTATAGAGTATGCTGTGCCGTTAATGTATACGCTCTGTACTGTAACGTTACCCGCTGAATTCTCAGTAAGAATAACACTCATTGTGAACGGATAATTAGGGTTAGGTTGAGGTAGAGAAGTGTAAAGTAGTTCCCAACCAGATGTTGGGGGGTGGAAGTATATCGAGTTGCCATAGAAGTCCACTAATAACACGTAAAACCCAGGATTATTATCGCTTGATTGGTCTCCTACGTTAGGTGAGAAGATCTCAATACCAGAATTATAATGATGTATTGGGAACGACGTTACGTGGACGGTGACGTTGATGGCATTTGATATTGGGGAATATCTCCAGGCTATATACTGACCGCCGACGCCTGCAATTGATACACTTGTTATAGACGGCATTACGTTATTAGGTGGTGTCGGTATCACGATTACTAAGTCTAGATATATATAAGAAGACACACAAAATCTATGAATTACCCCATTAATGTCTACGGTCTCTATTTTTCCAGTTCCAGCACCTATGAACACTGTTGGTTCTGTCCTATCCGTTATCAAATGGAAAGGCACAAAGCTGGATGGTAATGTTATTTGGAAGGGCGAACTATGATTACTGTACCCATAATATTCAGTATTACCCTGGATCGCGAAATATGTTGTCACATAATGTGCACCATTCCCATCAAAGCAAGTTGATACAGATTTTGACGCGTTTTTAATGTATGCAGTCGACTTATAAAATTCGTTCTGTGCTACGGTACCTCCAGATGCGTATGGTGTGTAACAACCAGCGGTGGATCCTATACTGTCTACTTGTGACAACTTTGTCACGTTCCCGTATAATTCTTGCGTTAATGCACAACCACAGCCCTTATACCACCATGAAACAATTACTGTATAACTGTTAGTATTCGGTAACGATGCATAAACGTAAGTCCCCTCGCAACCTTTATCATTTACCATCTCCAACCCGTCTGCTGTAGCTGTCGGGCTGAAAGATCCTTTATATACGCCAGTTGTCCATCCACTAGGTATCTGGTTCCCAAAGTAGCCGTACTGAGTGAACACATCTGCACCGTTATCGTAACCTGGATAGACAGCTGAATAGATCCCAGTGTAAGGGTATTGAATGGAGTTAGTGAAACAGATGTTTATTGTAGCTGAAGATGACGCAGGTATACAGTTAGGTAGTTTTACCCACACTGCTACCCACGACGCAGTGTAATTTTGTACCCAAGCATAAAGTGTTTGTCCGTTTTGCTTAAATAATAAATTGAGAAAATGGTCTGACATTGCTTGTTGCCATAACTGAGATGCAGTAGTTGAACCTAAAGCTGAAGCTATTTGTGACTCTGTTATGTTCAGAAACTGGTCGAAAGGTGCTGGAGTAGCGATTGATTGCGAGTTTGACACTGTTACGGATACAGAATGAGGAAGAGTGTTTATCACCAGTTCGCCGTTTTGCCAGTAAGGAAACACTTTCCAGGCTGTAGACTCAACACTATCAACAGTTGGTGTCGTTTGCGGTAGTTGTTGTTCATATGCGTACAGCTGTCCCGTCAAGTTAGGGTACTGGAAGAAACGTATGTTTGAGCCTAGCTGGTTTATCGCTGGTAACGTCGTATTCAAGATGAACGGGTTCGACGTGACGCTTATTGGTGATACGTATGCTGAAGCTGAAGGTGGTGTTTGTGAATTAGTGATGATTGTTGGTGTTAATTCAATCAGGAATAACAGGAATAGGATACCAACAAGTACTTTCTTCCTGTTCATAATCTTAAGATCTGCAGTCTGGCTAAAAAATCTAAAAGTGCTAAAAGTGTGCTGACTTCCTCCGCTTTGAACTGCGTTACTAACCCATCTTTTTGCAATCACAGCTGTGATAACGGACGACAAACCTTTGCCCCTTCTAGAGCAAAAGGTTAGAACACTTTTTCTAGAATTATGCTCGTAGGTAGCTCTTTTTTAACTATGTATACTCCAGGCAATGTGGTTTCTTTAGTTCCGAACACTAAACGTAATATATTATTTCCTTCGTTAAGCACGGTAGTTAGCGGAAAAGAAGGGTTTACCAGTACTCTTGTTTTTGAAGTTATTTCTTTATAGGGGGATATAGTAATAAATAACGCGTCTGATAGGTAAACATTAGTTATTAGTCCTACTATTGGTAAGTATACTCTAACATATTTTGGCACTTTTTGGAAATATACTGCAACATCAATTCTTTGCTCATTTTTGAATATTATTCTTTGCTCGTATTTTGTTTGCTCGCATATAGGACAAATTACAAGCTTTTTTGTCCTTACAAAGGTGTTGCTCATATTATTATTTTTTCTTTCAACTCTTTTAAATCGTTGACGACGATATAAAGACCGCCAGTGCTTTTAGTTATTGTAACTAACCTTTCGTTGTAAATCCCGAAGAGCTGTATTACGTTGAGTATTATCCTTTTTGCCTTGAGTTTTGTAATAATGTTTCCGCTTATTTCGTCTAATGCGTCGGTTATTAGAAGGACTGAACTTGCAGGTTCGGCTATTTCAATAAATTGTGACAATGAGTATTCTATATCAGTGACACCTTCTGCTTCTATTTTTAGAAATCTTTCTAAAGATTCCTGAGTTTTAAGTTCAATTATTTCCCTTAATGCCTCGTTAAAGAAACCTACTCTTACTTTATATTTATTTATCAAAGAATTCTTAACTACTGCAAGAGCTATTGCCTTTGCAGTACTTAATCTATTAAGTGCAGACATGCTCTGTGAAGAATCTATAAGCACATATACGGATGGGAAACCTTTAGAATATCCTGGATATTTTTTGAACCCGTTGAGTAGCTTATATATTAATATATCATCGTCTATAAGTGCAAGTGCCTTCTCATTTCTATTTGCTTCGTAAAAGTTTTGTGTGAAATCTAATCCCTCAAAACCTGGGTAAATTCCGTTTATTTTTGTGTTACTACCTATGCTTCCTTCTATTATTTTCAATCCTCTCACTATGTCTTTAACGTTAGGTATCTTCTCAAGTTTTTGTGGGCTGATAAAAACTCCAGAATACTTATACAGAACATAAGCGGTCTTCTTTTGTTCGTGGTATTTGTTTATTACTTCCTGTATCATTCCATACGCATCTCCCTTCTTTCCTCCTTTCAAACTGAGTATTATTAATGCGGATATTCTAATCAGGTAATCGTCTGGTAGTTCGCTCTCTAATATAACACGTAGTATTTCTTCATTCTCCCTGAAGAATTCATTTATCTTTTCAACGAGTTTTTTCCCTTCTTCTGTAACTTCCTTACCTTTTAGTATGAAGAAAACGTCTGCTATAAGTTCTGCAACAGTGTCGTCAATTCTGTACTTACTCTTTATCATCGATAAGGCTTTCTCCATCTCCTCCTTCTCTACTTTTACCCACATTTATTCTCTTCCTCGATAAGGACTGTATAAGTGTAATGTAGTTTTCCCTAATAGTATTATAAATATTGTAAATATTATCTGGTAAATACTTGGAAAATATTCCTTCCCTTGACTTATAAGGTATAACGTTACCGTTTGCGTCAAGTTCGTTATACTCAACATAATAACTAACGAAACGGTTTCTGCTAGTTTTTGTATACATCCTGTATCTGCTGTAATCATAACTGCTAACACCTAGTGCTATCCCAGTGAACCTATCTATATCATTAACTTTCGTTAGTATTATTCCTTCCATTCTCTTAATTGTTGAGTTCAACACGGCAATGTCTGTAGGAAGAGTCATAACCAACGTCATTATATTGCTCCTTATCAATGTTAATAGGTTAGATGTATGGACGTACAAATCCCTATTTGTAAAGTATACGTTAGTGGAGAACAATAACTGAGCGTCGTCTATTATATAATAAGGAGACCTTAGCCCATGCTCCTTAAGGAATTCTATAAAATTATTCAACTCTATTGGGTCAATGCCGATATGATACAGAGTTATAATGTAATTAATGAACCTTTCCTCTACAGGAAGGTTTTCGTTCATATCGTTGAGTGCATAGATATTAGCACCAGCCTTAATTGCCAGTACAGACTTTCCAACTCCCTGACCGCCTACTACAACAACTAACCTCTGTACTTGTATCCTCTTTCTATACCCCTGAAAACACATCCTTACAAACGGCGTAAGAGAAGGAACTATTTCGCCGTTCTTTGCCACAAATCCAGGAGTGATTAAAATGCTCAACTCACCGCTTCTTAGGGAAGTATAAAGATAATCCAAATATCTTAACAGTTTTCCTCCCATCGCATTTTCATAATCTACATAAAGAAATCCCTTATCTGGATCCCTGTCCTGAATTACAAAATCTCCGATTTTAACTTCCATAAATATAGTCGAGTTTTACTTGCATATAAACAGATTTCTCGCCACCCTTACCACTTATCCTTATGTTTACTACAGATATTACAATTGTATAACAAAACGTATGGATCTTGAGTATCGGCACTTCACCCTTAAATTTAAGCAGGAACTTCAATGCCAACTCCTTCCTATTCTGCTGTATGAACTCTACTCTATAAGCTCTGTTAAAATCGTCATGAGGTATAATGTCCTTTAACAGATTCTTTATCTTTTTCCTAATTTTCCTTATTGAGTATTCACCACGTTTTGAGAAGCATTTGAGTATGACATAAAATTGGTTTAAACTGATGTTTATTTCACGTATCGATGAGAGTACTGCTTCCATGGTTTAGAAAATTTATATAGAAGTATATAAGGAGAGATGGAGTGGAAAGAAAATACAAAAAATTTACCTTTAGAATTTTACGTTGAACTTCTGGAATATTATTCCTACTAATAGGAATATTACAGCTATTATTACTACTGTGAATAGTACGTCCTCAACTGTTGGCAAATTGTTTATCGACCCCGTTATTCCGTGTACTACTGCAGTGCTTAAGTTATACTGTGCTGATCCTGGAGAGTATGAGGATGGATTAATTTCGCTCAGCAATTGTATTCCAAGGAATCCAGAAACGAAGAATACCATGACGAAGATTATTACTAAAGCACCAACAACTACAGCAACTGTTTTTACAGTCTCGATATGGCTCTTTACGTCGCCATTATCTCCACCATTAGTGGAATATATAAGTCTCGCTCTTATCGTTGCTAGGTAGTTATGGTACTTGTTGGCAAACATCGACCTCGCTTTGAGTATCATGCTTAGCAGTAAATTATAGTATACTATGTGGATCGCATAGACTATGAATAGCATGTGTGTTGGAGGTTTTACCTGATTGCTTGACCTATTCATTTGCCTTCATTATGAAAACAAATTCTTCGTTTAAAAATAGATATGTAGTAAACCTCGTTAGCGGTTGAGGTATTTCGCGACATATGCTAAAGCGAAACCGAACACTGCACCAGGTAGCAATGCATAAAACCCGAACATTAACGAAAGTGCTATACTAAGTAGGCTCCATATCATTAACCCGTACCATAGGACTCCAGTTATGTTATAGTTCCTGTTGATAAGATATATCGCAATACCACCACCTATATAGTAAATTATTATATCCATAAGCTGGTTTGAATTGATACTTATACTGAACGGGTTCTTAATTGGTGGTGGCGTAAGTGATGTACTACTATTAACCTTAGTTGAATTGAGGTTAACTAGTTTGTTAACATAAGGCTGAGAGGTTTGTATACCGTTAGCATCTATTGTTACTGACCTACTTGTAGGCGATATTGCCAGTACAAACGGCGTATTAGAAGGTATATTCAACGGGTAGAAGCACGAAGACACGATGAATTGCTCCTGGACGTTTTGGTAAACTAAAGTTACTGAGTCACCGTCCATACCCTTCAATATAAGTGAAGAAGAGGAGTTAGAAACATGGTAACACGTAAGTTTGCCGTGAGAGTAACAAACTACTAACCCAGGACTTGTTATTCCGTTTATTATTGCGGAACATGCTTGGAACGGAGAAGTGACAGAGGTCTTTATTATTCCACTTATTTCATCATATAAGCCAGTTGCTAGAGTGACACCTATCTTACTAATAACTAGAGGAGTGTTACTATACGTTACATAATGAACGTACGGAACTACGTTGTAAATTGTATAAGGTGATGCAGAAATGAATTGGGTAACACCGTGATCTGTTACTATTTGAACTAGAAGATACTGCGTGTTTCCTACTCCTTGTACACCTATAACTACGTCGGCTGGAAAAGTAACATTTCCTAGTGAAGTTAATACAGTGCCGTTAACACATAAATACGCTTTGCCGTTACAAATGTTAACATAGTATACATGCACAAAATCGGTGAACCCTATCTTTGCGTCATATTTAATGTTGGAACATGGAGGGTAAATTAATATGTTCGAAATACCGCTACCATAACCTATTACCAAATTATCTTCAGCTATCCCAACATTATTTACCTTATTAGAGACATATATGCATTCAGACGTACCGTTTGAATACGATATAATAACCTTACTACCTACTGGTATGCCGAATATTCTTACACATGATGTATTGAACGCACAGCATACTACAAAGATCTTAGGTTTAGATGAGACCACAACGTTGCATACCACCTTCCCAAGGTTTACCATTTTTCCGTTCTCGTATGCATAAAAACAATTTCCTTCTATTAATGAGGGCGTAAATATTACACTTGCTTTACCCTCTATGTATGAGGAACATGAAGGCTTGCAGTAATATACTGCAATAAGATTGGTAGAAATATTACAGCACGGCTTTTCCGATGGGGATCCCTGAATTACTGTACCGCATACTATAGTACATTTACCCTCTTCGTTTATTTTAACAAAGCATGTTAATTTCGTGTATAATTCTGCATTATTTACCTTTACAAATCCGCTCTGTTCTACATCAAAATTATTGCTTAGTATACAATTTGTGAATATAGTTTCGTACTTACCAGAGAATATGTAATAAGAAGGTATTTTCACTTTTTGTGGAGTCTGTAAATAATCGAAGAATATTCCAGTACCAGGCTTTACATTAACTACCTCGTAAAAATTATTGGCAGACACTGAGGAAGGAAGGATGTTATACATAAACACGACAGAGCTGGAAATATAACGGCTAATAGACGACTGGAAATAGAGATGCGAATTATTACCCATTGTAAGCAGACCATCAGCCTGGACATTAGTTGCGTTCCAAAGTGTGGTGTTTAATATATAGAATGTAAATAGGTTACTAAACACGTTACACGTAACATATTCACTAGTTACTCCAGTTCCATATGTTAGTAATAATGACTCGTTATTTAACCCAGCTATATAGTATACTAAGTATGGCGGATATGTTGAAAACAGGTAACTATCGACATAGTACCCGCACTGGTTTATAACATAATATTGGCTTTGTATATTTGCACTTGATGGAAGTGGGTCAAATAATATTATATCGCTACCAGATAACGATGAAGGGGCATTTACTGTTATTTGTATTTGATAGCTTACTGCAGTAGAATTTAACGAAAATAATAATAGAAGCAGGAAAGAGAATAGTATGACTGCATAAACTAATTTCTTTTGCATAAGCTAATGAGAGAAATAGAGGAAATAAAGATGTTGGAGGAAAAAATATAGCTTAAATTTATCATGATGCTAATTCTTGCTCTTCGATTGCTACACCTTGTGGGTTTCTCATTGCTAGCTTTTGCATTAATGCCGTTAATTTAGCTTTAACTTCATTTTGTGCTTGTGGTGGGAGTGCGATACTGTTTGGTGGTGCGTTATCTGGTACTGCACTGAAATAGACGTAAGCATCATGGAATCCTCTGCCCTGCCTTATTGGCTCTGAGGCTCTCCTTATAGTTTCTACCATTTCATGTACAATCTGTTTCTGTCTTATCATTCCTTCTTTACTCATATTCGCTTCTTCTCCAGCTAGCTTTAAGCTTATTTCAGGATAACCAAACATATTGTTGAAGTATTGTGTTAATATTGCTAATACTCCGCCTGCATAGTCACCTTTTGTTGCCTCGTATTTTGCCATTTTAGGTCTTGATATGCTTTGTTTGACAGTTTTTAAGGATATCGCTTTGCTTAATTCATCTTTCCGCACCACTGTGATTTCACATTCCACTGACTTCCTCCTCCTGACCTCCTCCACGCCCTAAAGGGTGAGGCTTGCCGTTCATTTTGTCAAAGTTCTGCAAAAGTGCGGGCGATTAGGGGTTTTTCTTATTCAAGAATAATGCAGACAGCACAATAGATATACCTATTAGGACACCAAGCGTTATAGGGTTTCTAAAGATACATGCAATATAAACGTAGAACGAACCAGCGAGGTATTGAGGTGGATTATATGAACCGTTAATGTAATATATACTTATGTTTCCGTTGGATACAACGTTAATACTCTGGTTGTCGTCCTTTGCTATAAGCGTTGTTACATTGTTTAATGTATTAATGGAAGTAGATATAGAAAAACTGAAGAACATTGCTAAAGGTACTATAATAAGTCCCGCTAAGATTAGTATAAATATAATCGTCGTAGTGCTATATGGTGCTGACATACATAGTACATTTATAATGTGGTATTTTAATCTATATCTCATGGCAAAGGACGAAGAAAAAGATGAGAAAACTGCGGACGAAATATTCAAGCTTATTACAATCGATCCAGTGCAGACCCAACAACTGTATAATAACGCAAACCAAGACAATCTGCCTCCAGATATTTACGATACAGATATAAGGACTACATCGGAAGATGTAGTAAATCTTGCAAAATACATTATGAAAACCATTACAGATCAATTTAAACAATACGATATAAAATATTCCGTCACACCGAGCAGTATAGATGAGGCGTTCAAAAGACTTCTCACGTCGGCTGTGAATAATTATATGGCACTAAACTCATCAATAATGACCTATTATCAAGCAAACATTAGGAAAGCGATTAGAGAGAAGAACGTTAGTGATGTTTTGATGTATATGGAGAAGATGAAAAAAATAACTATTGCAATTTTAATATCTATTCATATGACAATAAACGAGATAATGGGTATAATAGGAATAAATCTACCGTTAGAGATTACATCACAATTGTATAAACACACTGTACTTGGGATAGATCATATCGAAGCAAAGTGAAGATAAAATGAGTAATTCTTCCAATCCTTTTTCATTATATTTTTGGTTTATTATATTTATAGGCATAATTATTTCTACCATAATCTTCATCTATTTCCTTATCGTGCCATTTTTACAATCTGTTCAGTGTCATTATGTCCTTAATGCTTCTGCTGATAAGGATGTTAATTTCAATAATTCGGTTGTGTCGTCTTTTGCAACCCAATATAGACAGGGATATGGTTCAATTGCATCAGCAGGTCTTAATGAAATTATAATAGTACTTACAATAATAGTACTTGGGTTATTTGCAATATTTCTGTATTTATATGTAACAGCAATAAGAAAACCTGGTTCTTAACTACTTATTATATAAAATGTATTATTAAGCATATGCCTGGAGGCACGCCTGGAAGCAACAAAAAACGTGTTAGTGACGATAACGACAAAATTGTTCCGATATTGAAAAAATTATTTCTAAAGAATGAAATGGTAATGAATGCGAGCGGAGTAGAAGTGTTAAATAAAATTTTTGAAAAAATTGAAACTAAAGAGGGGAGAAATTATATAAAATATGTGTTACTTAGCCTGTTTCTTCCTTCAAACTTAAGACTTGTACCAGGTACTGGAGAGATAAAGGATATAATATTTATTGGTTCAGAAGATAAAAACACTAAAAAATGTGGTACTTTCAAAATTTTAGCGGTAGATAATGGCAAAAATTACGAGTACTGCTTAGAGGTGTGCGGGTCACTATCTATTACAGTTAACCTTGTACCATGTACTGAAGTGCATAACACCGTAAAGCAAACAGACAGAGTAAACATGTCGGAATTAGAGTTCAGTAAATTAGACCTGTGAGGATGAGAAAATGTTGTTCCTAAGGAAAAAGAACAACATAGACTATTCCCCGTATGTAAAGTATGTCGCTCATACGTTCCTTTTAGATAAAAAAATAACGTGGAATGCTACGTCGTTTGTAAGGAGTAAATTCGGTTTTGGGTTTATAGTATTTGGGAAGCAGAGGAAAAACTTCAGTTTTAATAAAGCGTTTATTGACGACCTAGACGTCCTAAAAATGTTCATATTACTCTATAATAACACAACTCATAATACTGTATTCTTCTATTATACTACAAGATTGACAAAAAAAGCAATAAATTATTCTATTAAAACTCAAAAGAAAAATAAGGATTTATCTGTTAATACGATAAGGAAGCTTCTATTAATGTGTGGCGAGAGATATTTATGCACTATTGATGAGAATTATAATATTTCTGAAGGATTTGACTATAAGAAATATGTGAATGATGAGAACGGAGAAGAGAGGCTTAAAACAAAATTATTACTATTCAGTAAAACGGACATAACAACTTTGCGTAATTATACAATATTTATATCTCTAAGATCTTTATATACACATTCAAAACAGGATCAGATATTCTTTAGTTAATGTACAAAATTGCACGAACGTTCGGGCAAATTCGGTAGACTAATAAAAAATAATTACTTTTTTAAGACTTTTTGATAAGACACCCATGATCTTATTATCTACAATGTCTGTCATAATAACGATATCGTTACTGCTTGAAAAATAATAGCTCAGCACAGCATTACATATGCAGTTCCCTTTCCCGTGTAGTATCAGGATGCCATCGGTTTTTAATTTATTAATATATTCACTTATTTCCTTATCTCCACCTAGTTCGCACTTTATTATGTTCCCTTTTCCGTATAGCGTAACTGGTAAAGGGTAGATATTAGGGTAAATTTCAAACTCACTACTATCTCCTAATATCCCCTCTGCGATTCTAAAGGTCGTATATCCTTGCATCACCATCCTGGTTGATACATGAGAGTAACAGATGTTCTTCATTATTTCATTCTCAAAATTACACTTGATTGTAAGAATTTCAGCGTCTAAAGGAGGAACAAACTCTCTTAATTTTTCCTTATTATTGATAACTATTATACCCATCAACTGCATTTATTCTAGATATCTAAAAATCAGTTATGCAGAATTACACGCAATTGGAAGAGCTTTTCTCTAAAATTGTTGACGTATGCCTCTCAAATGAAATAGACCTTCATCCTGTTCAATCGTTCTATAAGCTGATTATTTTATCCTCACCAATACCTGGGGTTGACACTATACTTAACAATACAAAGAAAGAGTTGATGCTTGCTAGTACAAAACAACAACAATCCAAGGTAATTAAATCGTTTTGTATAAATCTTGCAAGAAAAATGAACTCTTTGTCTTCTGTAGATAGTAGCATAATCGATGGAATTGAGGGGGATATAAGCACATATAATATAGATAGTGTGATCAATGAGTCTGACAGAATAATGAAGAGAGTTGAAGAAGCGTTCACAACTAAGAACGTAAGGGACTCGATCAAGCAATTCGAGTTAGCAGTAATTGAAACAAAAGCCTTACTAATAAGAATAAAGGACAGCATGATATATGAGGAGGTTACGAAACTAACTGGAATAAACGAGAATAATATAACTGACGTGCTACATTTCAATGACTATACTGAGGGTAAATATACAATTGCAGAGAAATTAATGCAGATACTACTGTTTATTAAAACGCATTTCAAGTAAAACATATGATCGTAATTACAATGCATGATGTCGACGAAATAGATGAACTGAAAGCTTACCTCTTCTTTTCTTCGATTGGCGTATATCCTAACGTCAAATTTGACGGTAAGAATAACGTTATTAGTATACATATACCGAAATATAGAGATTTCATAAGAGTCCTAAGCGAGATAGACAAGCCGTACATACCTAGAATATTAAGGCTTGATAATGAAATAGAGAAAAACGCTAAGCTAGATTTGTCAATGAAAGAAAACACTATTTCTAGAAAATTACATGTAATAATTAAGTTAATGAAATTGGATTCAACGTACACTAGGTTAATACTAAGTGTTAACGTCGCTGGCATAGAACGAGATATTCTTGAATATATCCTGAGGAACCTTATTGGGGATGAAGATCTATATGTAACTAGTACTGCGTCTAGACGTATTGTAGTGTGGGGTAAAGCGGATAAGATACATTTACTAAGAAGCGTTAACCTTACACATTACATCTATGGTTCTCACGAATACGAATGCCCTGTATGCGGGTATAAATCACAAACCTTATCAGAATTGCAATTACACTACTTTACAGAGCATAATAGTGGAGTATGCCCACTTGACGGTTTACCTGCAGACGAACATATGTTAAGCGATATGAAACACCTAGCATATGCATTTTTAGCATTATTACCGATGAATTCACACCTAAACAGAACAAAATTGTATAAAAAATCTTACATCCTTGCAAAATTTACATTCAATGTGAAGCCATTAGTCGTTCAACGTGACTTATAGTACATTATTAATATAACTATAGACAGAATAAAACCTATTATTGCGAACACATTGAGATATATTACGAATCTGGATAGCGTTGCGAAGTAATCGTTAGCGTACTGCTGTCCGTTTACAATGGTTATGGTGTGGGCGTATTGTAATTGTAAAAAATAAATCACGTCAAATATAATAATTGTTGCAAAAGCCATCGCAAATACTAAAACAAATACAGTGAACGGAGACATTCAAACCACCTTGAAGTATTTAAAGGCGGTTCCGTCAGATAACTCATTTTCAAGTATCGTTTTGATAGAATAGAAAAGATCCCTATCTATCTCAACTTCCTCATTCTTCTTAACTTTCTCCTCAATTTTATCTATAAATTTTCTAAAAGATGCTAAGTCAATATATTTACAAAGTTCTTCCTTGCTAATATGTTGCTGTTGGTCTGCTTTACTATTTTTCTCTATCCTAATTTCTTCTTTCTTATTATCGTTTTCCTTATGGTCGTCCCTACGGTAATCACTCCTTTTCTTTTCTATCTTCGCACTCAATTTCTCCGTTTTTCTAGCTTTTTCTCTTTCTAATAATTCGCTAAGTTTTGACATAAATTCCCTAGCATCCTTAGCATCTTTAAGTTCAGCATAATAATCTGTAATAACCTTGCGGATATTTGAGAAAATTAAATCTAAATCTTCATCAGTGAAATCATTAGCAAAATTCTTAGTTAAACTCAATAATTTCTCTATTTCCTTCTTATTAAATACTATTCCTTTCTTTTTTGTATAATTATAAATATGCGGGTAATGTGATTTTACCCATAACACCATATATTTAACGTCATCGATAGGTATCTTCTTTTTTGTAATGTTTTGAAGTGTTTCCTCTATCTTCTTATCTATATCATTATCTATCCTCGCTGTTTGATTAGTTGATTCTCTGATCTTATATATCTCCTCAATATAATTAACGAGCTCCTCGAGTTTCATCGGTCTTCTTATTACATTTAGAACAAGTGCTAACAACTTTGCAGTTTGCGGATCCTTGGTTATTTTTAAGTCTCTATATTGAAGCGTGAGGACTTTAGAATATTCATCGCTCTCCTTAGCTAACTCTTTTAGTACGAGGTATCTCGTCATTCCGTCTATTATATAATTGTCTGCGTCTACAACTATAGGTTCCCTTAACCCATCTTTTTTTATGCTTACCTTTAGTTCTTCCATTATACGCTGATCTCTTGGAAATAAATTGAAGATAGGGTCGTATATTTTTAAATCGTTTAGTAATGAAACTTTAAGAAGAACATTATACATATATTTTAATTGGAAAAAATACCCTAATATTTATTTGGGTTTTTAAAGGAGGGTTTCTTTAGAAAGTTTTCGAAACCGTATAGGAATTTTGAAATTGAAGTATCGTCGTATGAGTCAGCTATTCTCACTTCTATCCCAGCAATGTCCTCAAATGTCTGTTTACTAGATACTTCGCCTCTTAGTATAATTTCTTTTACATCTATGCCATAAAAATTCAATACGGCTCTAATGAAGTTTTTCGCTCTTTTTATCCTTTCGTCAAGTAGTGAGGATGACATATATTTCCTAATTGATGATACTATCTTCTGGTCGTCTACCGTGTACATATATGATTGTGCTATTTTATCGAAATTTGAATTTTGTTGCGTGAACATAATGACGTTCTTATGATAATCGGAAATTATCTCTGCCAGACCAGACAGTTTGCTATTATCAACGAGTAAAGGCTGTTCGACTAATACTATAGACTTTCTATACATTTCAATATTGAATAAGAATTCCTTTATCGATGAATCTATTGTAGGCTGGAATATTATATAATTACAAACGTCAACTAGGATTGAACTGATTATGGCTTTTACTGTGAGCGGATATCTCGTTGTAATTAAGATCTTTATAGGCATCTCGCATGTAACTATTTCGCTTAACGAATCCTTCATTTCAAGTAGGGACTTAATATCCTGGTTTCTCATGCTCACTACACGCCTTGCCACATCCTTGTTAACTATTGTAAAAGTCTCTGGAGAACGTACAAAAAGTGAGATATCCCTAAAACTCATACCATTATTCACGAAGTAGCGTGCTATATCGTCTGCACTCTTATACTCTATACCGTTTATGCTGATACTACTAATTCCCTTTATTTTCAAATATGCAGACACTGCTTCTAGGTCTGGTAATGTGTAGTAAACCTTCTCCTTTACTCTGCTAATTAATGCTGGGTCTATCGTGTCTATTTTAACGTTTGTTGCAAGTATTACTATTATATCATAATTCTTAACGTTATACAAGTTTAGATATTTCAGCATTAAGTTCATTAAATTTGTATAAAGCGTGTGGTTCTTATCTTCTGACGTAAGATCCCTTTTTGTTATTATCCACTCCGCATCATCGAAGAACAGTATGATTGGTTGACTACGAATAGCTTTGATGAAAATATTTCTCAGCTCATTTTCTGTTTCTCCTACATATTTTGATAAAATCTCAGTACCTACATAACGTAGCTTCCAACCTTTTACCTTTGCCAACAGCTCTGCGAACGACGTCTTTCCAGTGCCTGGTGCACCGTATAATAATATGTTAGAGTTACCTTTCTTTTTATTTACTAATTCTTTAAATACATTGTATATTTCTTTTGGAAATATGTAAAAATCTCCATTACTTAACTTTATTATTACATTATCGTGCAGTTCCGTAACCTCATACGTTAATGGTTTAATTATTTTCACAACTTTAGTTATATATTCATTGTAAATACATGGGTCTGGTATTGCATAAAGTATTGTACTATCTACAGTATTTACTTCCTCACCTTGTTTTATTTTTCTTGTAGTGTAGATTTTTTGGCAAACTTCAGTCATTTTTACTTCCCTACTATGTGTAGTAATATGTATACGAATGCTAGGATTATCGGGATAGTTAACGCTAGTGCAAGAATTAACTTAGTCCTATTTGTTGCTAATACTGTTTGTAACTTCTGCTTTGCTAATGATATCTTCTGCAGATTAGTTATTTCGTTACCAGCACTTGTAAGTAAGTGGATTATATTCTCTGCACTGCTGGTTTGTAGTGATATGAGGTAGTCATCTAGTACGCTAGATAGGTCTGTAGTTATAGCAAGCTTGTATTGACCTACGACAAAGTTTGAAGTATACTGAGTAGACCCTGAAAGGATATCTGCTACCAACTCAGAGAAGCTTTTGTCACTGAAAATCCTAGCAGTAGCTAGGTCTGACAATGTATACAAATTCATCGTCAGGAATACTGTGGTCTCGCCAACAGCAAAATAGAATGGTTTGTTTATACCATGAATGTAAAATGGAGTTATGTCAGGCTTTACTGCTATAATATAAATGTCATTATCACTCGTGTTACCTATGAAGAGACCTGTCGCTATATACCTTGCGGGTACAAGAATTACCTTTTTGGTTTTTTTCTGAACTACTAGAAATATAGCGTCGGCGTTCCTTGCATTAACATCAAACAACTGGACATTACGGCGAGACTTCAGCTTAATAATCAGTAACATCATTGCGAATCCTACTACTACTGCAATAAGTATAATTGACAAAAAATTGAAAGAAAAAAGGCTAGTTACCGCAGATGTAGGGCTTACGTGTATTGTTGGGGGTGGTGCAGTAGAAACATGAGGTGGTGTAGAGTTAGGAGGTGGTTGTGGCATATGTGTATTGTTAAGAACGATATTAAAAGTAGAGAAAAAACTTTTGAAAACACATCTGTGTTTTCAGGTGTTATACATTACTGATCTCATCATTTGGGAATAGATGCGGTTAGTCATTTCATCTAATTTTCTCTTATCATAATTCTCTATTTCGTTCACTGGTATTTTTTCTAATGCTATAGTTCTTGCTAAGTTTTTAGCGAATGTGCTAAAATTGTCCTTGTCTATTGTAGTTACTTTCCCGTCTGGATTGGTAATGTAACAGAACTCATCGTCGCACTCTACCTTATATCTACCGATTTTCATATGTTTGATTGCACACATCAGAATAAATATATATAGCAAATAAAGCTCTCATGCAAACCCGCATTTTTGTCGTTTCAATTTCTTACTCTATGTTAGTATATGTCATAATGTTTTTCGAATATTATTCACTTAATATCCCAGTCTGGGATATGGGTCACGCATTACAGACACTATATAATATCCACAACTGCCATGGCAGTCTTACGTTCTTCATATCTACTATTCTTTACCAGGGTGATAGATTCATCTTATTCTTTGTACCAACTAACGTTAACAGTTTGATACTATTACAAGCGTTATCAGTAGGTCTTGCAATAATTCCACTATATTATATAACAAAAATTAAGTTGAAGGATGAAAAACTAAGGATACTTACTGTCACACTATTTATGCTATACGCACCGTTGTGGGGCAATTATTTCTTCCCTTACCACTTTCAATCTCTGTTTACATTATTTTTCTTCTCTATGTATTACTTCACACTTAAGAATAACAAGATACTAAGCATAATCTTCTCAATTCTTGCATCCCTAGTTAGATTTCCTTTCGTTATACTGATAGTCTTCTACTCTGCAGTAGAGTTAGTATTCAGAAAGAATGTGAAAATTAACAAATACGTGCTTGCAGTATCTGTAATAATCCTGGTAGCAAGTTATATCATGTCAAACGTCTGTCCTACAATAATCCCTGGAATAGAGAAAGAAGCCAAATTAGACGCAACGCCTAGTTACAGAATACCTCTCATAGATAAAATCCTAACAATACCGATATTATTACTTCCGTTCAGCATGGTTCCGTTATTAAGTTACTTTATAATAAACTTGGTTCCATATACTGTGCTTATTTTCATAACGTGCTCCGCTGGGTTCGTTTTTCCTAAGCTTTTCATATTCCAATATTCTTCATTGTATACTTATGCTGTATTTATAGCGTTCATAGACGCTATATCTAAATTTAGGATAAAGGAAATAATTAGTATTTCAATAATATTATTAACATTCTTCTCATTCTTCATGTTCTCATACGTTTCGCCATTTTACCCATATGCTAACTACCCTGCAGTGTTCTTCACACCTAATAACGTTAGAGAACTATGCTACGTCGTGAATATCATCCCAAGAAACGCAACAATATTAGTGCAAAATAATATGCCAGAATTCTATCCGAGGACTTATCTACCTGACAATTATCCTCTAGTTATAGGGGATACAGAACTGGTGTATAGTAACTATTCATTTGAGCATAATAATTACATGGTAATGTTCTGTTTAGGAAAGTTCAATACTAGCATATGCTATGTCGCAGTTGATACTGTGAACGATTTCTTTTGGCAATCACTTAACACTACAAATTTATTCTATTCCCACGGGTACGGAATATACATTATTTATGATTACATAATAATTCTGAAATACAATTACTCGTCTCCGCCGATAATAAACACTGGGTATTCTTTTGTTATACCAGGGCATATAAGTGTGGATTTACCACTTATTCCTGGAATTTACGAACTTAATGCTACTGCATGTGTATGTGGTAGGGACACAAAATTCGTAATAATGAAAGACTTCGGGTTTGTCCATATTTCTACAAACAGTAGAACAGAGCTGACGTTAACTTTTGGGGGTTAAGGGGGCGGAAGTCCCCCTCCGTAAGATGGGGGATGGATAGCCCCCTTACAGAAACCTTTT